TCTGACTTTGCGTTCTGTCCCGGATTTCAAACGATACGTTAGACTTTGATTTTTGTCATATAATCTTTAAAAAATCCATATAAAAACTCGAACGAGATGATGTAGGTACGTGCCTACCTCGGCGCATGCATGCCCCCTTCCCGTCGACGTCGACGTCGACGCGCATGCGCGCCAGAGCGCGCGTCTCGAACGTCCGAGCTAGAGCGCGCGGCTCGAACGTAACATGTCCAGGGGTACCCTCGCCGTCGTCCAAGCTCGGCTCGACGATGCGACGGCGCGTGAGCGCATGCTCAACGAGCGCATGCTCAAACTCGAACGCGAGTTTCTCAACTTAAAAAACCCACCTTCGGGCGCGACGTGCCTGGGCGTGCACTTGGACGACGCTGAACTGCGTCGCGTCTCCGAGGAGGTCATCGCGTCTATTCGCGACGATATGGCCGTGTCCGAAGCGTCGTCGAAGCGCGTGGGTTCGAAGTTCATACGTGATAAGATTCTCGACTCCGTGGGTATTCACGTAAAACGGGAAGTCTCAGATCTTTGGTCGAAGTGCGTGAAGCAGTTCAACATCCCAGTCACCGAGAAACGTGATTTCAATGAATGTGACAGACGAGCGCTTGACGCGTGGTTGACCAAGAAGCAGGAAGTGATAGTGAGCGGCGAGGAAGCCGCGGCCGCTGACTACCTGCTCTCGCTGACGCAGGGCTCGGATTCGCATGAATATGAGGGAACAAAATTGAAAGAAACGAGCGATGACGAGTACAGGATCGTCACCGGCAAAGATGACATCCCCAAATCTTTTGAAGATGCGCGCAAACAAGGTAAGAACTACTTTGCAACCACACCCGTCAAAAAGGATCGCAAGAAGCGAACTCCGTGGACGCTGGAGGAACACCAATTGTTTTTGACGGGCTTGGAGCAGTTTGGTAAAGGACACTGGAAGCAGATCAGTCGTGCACTCGTGACCACTCGGTCTCCGCAACAGGTGGCGAGCCACGCACAAAAGTTCTTTAAACAGCAACAAGCATCAGAGGTCGAAGACACGTCCGCGTATCTTCCTCAAAGCTTGAAGCGCCCGTCCACCGGATCTGTCACGACACCGGCAAAGAAGACAAAACCGAAAATCGAGGATTCTGCAAATATACCCACACGCGCATTTACATTTAAACCCGGTTTTATGGTGTGGGCGCGCGTCGGTAAAAGCGACTGGTGGCCGGGAACGATTCAAGACGTCTGCGAAGACGGTAAATACACTGTTCGTTACTACCAACCTTTCGGGCGCACAACGCCACCGATTCCATGCAAGAACATCGAGCTTTACACCGAATCCGATGAGAAACATCTGAAAAAACGATGTTCGCGGCGACCGCACTCGAATCTCTTCAACGAGACTGTCGCGAACGCTCGTCGAGCGTTTCAAAAATGCAGTGGACGGCACTCGATTTAACCATTTATTTATTTGTACACCTACCTCTTGTAATGCTTATGCGGCTCTGCGACTCTTTTCAAAATTTCCGCGTGATCGGTGAAATCATACATGGGGAAATCATCGCGAATGCGTTTAGACACACACATGGCCTCGTGCACTCTGTTCTCACCCGTCTCTATGGATTGTTGCTCGATATCGTGCAGTTGATTCTCCAAACGCACGTAGTGATGAATACGCGACGTGTCCACGCCATCCGACACCATCTTCGCGGACATTCCCTTGGCGTGCAGTCGTGGTGATTCATGACTAAGTGCGAGAATGATGGCTAACAGTAGGAGTGGAAACCAGTACATATATTAAAACACTATTTTAAAATCTTTAATACATCGTTGACCTTGTACACGATGTTGAAAAGTTCCTCGACGCATCCCACGTCCGACGGATCGATAATTTCGAACTCGATCTGATATGACACGTCTTCTTCACTGTCTTTGTCGACCGGGTCGCCGCGCGTGATGGTCGTGTCGATCGATAAGTTCTTTCGCACGTAGGAGACTCGATGTTTGGTTCGACGTCGATCCATGAAGATTTTCGCGGGCTGTGTCGGAGTTTCACACGAGATGGTAAACCTCAGATCCAACGGTGACCGGTCGAACTGTGTAAAGTCTTCCTGAGCCAGCTTGTGCTTTTGTATAACCGTCTTATCCCCCGTCTCTGAATCAACCGTGATGCGCGTGTGAGTATCATCATCGTAGTACACGTCACACTCGCTCACGTCGACCCGCTCCCATCCGGTGTATTGGTGAAGCCCGCATGCGATTTTATCGAACACCTCTTTTCCGACGTTCGTGTCAAAGTAACTGCCGTTGAACCGCCCAAACCTGAATTCGACCTCGATGTTGTCACCGGGGACGTGGCGATCGAAGTGTGGCTGGATTCGATCGCAAATCATGGTGGCGTCCATGGCGTCCGCCGCGTTCTGAGGCAGTGCGTCGCCCATTTATACCCTTTATAGATATTTCTCTAAGGCGTTTTTTGTCTCGCGTATGCCATGAAATAATGCCCGGCCGTTTTTTCCAATTCACACTCCCGACATATCTCATCGTCTCTAAAGCTCCATTTCCCCCCGTGTTTCGTGAAAGCCATGTAATGGCCCGTGAACTGTGCACCTGCGTGGACCGCGCTCGCGACGAGTCTATACGTGGAACCGTTCGAAAACGATAAGTGTTCAACTGCATCGACGTGACTCTTCTTATCGAAGCTGATGAATAAGACTTTCGGCGTTTCGGTGAGGACCGTTCTCGTCGTGGCGACGTGATGTTTTTGACCATCGGAGTCCTCGTATCCCTCGACGGCGTTCCATTTGGATGCGTTCTCGAGCATCCTGCCCAAATCACCCGATCGATCGTGCGTGAGAATGTGTACACAGAACGGATCCTTCGTTTTTGAGCTTCCCCCGGGCCAGTGTGTTTCCTGTGTCTTCGTGCCGTACACCCACTCTTTTACGCGCGGCACGGCGCGTTCGATGATGTCTATTATGCACAAGACGCATTCCTGCACGTCGTGTTGCTCGTCGTCCCTGAAACGCGGAAAATGTTTACGAAATTCTCGTATCATCGCCAGTGGGTCCAGGGGTTTGCGTGGCTCCGGGGACGCTCTCCAAAATTTGTGAATAAACTCGGAGAACTCTCGCGTGAACGAACACGGTCCTTCATAGGGTGTTTTAATGAATGAGTTCGCGAGAATCGGTATGTGCGCGAGTACTTGTATCGATGCGTTGAAATAACAGTTATTACCGTGGTTAACGAGGCCGCGCATTGTGTTTGTTTGTGTGATGAAACCTCTAAGGGAGTCGTGAAAACTCTTCTAACTGTATGTCCTCCTTAATGTTGACGATCGTTCGGAATAACGTTCTTCTGTTGTTCGGGTGAGTTTTGTCGTGGCGACGCTTCAAGGGCCTCCACCACATCGGTATTTCGTCCGTGACGTATTCACACTCGACGATCGCACCGTCCTCGAACCAGGATTCATCTTCCACGCGTCCGGGTGGAATGGTGCACTCGTACACGGGTTTGCCTTTATCCTGAACGAAAAGACGCCACGACCCCGCGTCGAATCCCATTTGAAAGTCAACCGTGTTCTTTGCTTGCGGCTTCCATTTGAACATGAAATCGTGCGTTCCCGTCCTGACTTCATCGTTCACGGGGGTGAACACGACGCCATCAGTCGCCTCGGCTACGTTCGGTAGTCTTTCGCGCGCGAACGCATCGAAGTCATTTATCGCATAAAACGTCTTGAGATGTAATCGTACTGTATCCGATTTCATGGCAATGGCCGTGTTAATGAATTTCTCTATATGCTCTAACCGAGATAGGAAATCTTCTTGGCCGACGGTGACGCCGTTCACCACCAACGCGTCGTACACCATGAACTTATCTTCGTAGAGCTCGCCATCGAGCACCGTTCCTTGGAACGCTCGGCTGTTTACGCTCACTCTCACGGGTTTCACGCGCATCCGACGATTGACGAGAGCACACACGTTCCGAAAACAGATAAACATATATCGCTCACCGTCCGTCTTCTCGCACACCACGTAGTCGTTATTTTTCAGAACACCAAAGTGTTTACGTTCTATGGAGATGGGTTGACACCCAGGGAATCTCGTGCCATCGTTGCCCCAGCAATGCGCCATGAACGCGATGGCCGTGCGGTGAGCGTCGGAGTTCTCGTCGAGAAATTCATCATTCATTGCGTCGTGGTTTGATACATTACAAATATCTTCTCTAAGGCTTGGCTTACCTACGTCGTCTTCACACCCGCCGCATTCATTATATTCGAGACGCACTCGTGCGTGTACGTGATGGTCAATTTTGCTTTGGTGTATGCGAGCATCTTGAGTCCCGATTCTTTGAATTTTCCGAACATCAAAGCGGGATTCGGGTGTATTTTATCGATCTTTTTTCGCGCGTTTTTGGTCATGAGCAACCAACATTTCGCCTCCGACGTCGCGACCGTGTGCACACCGTCCGAGATTTTCCGACCCACCGTCGTGTCGAAGTGTAGTCCCATCTGATTGACGGGTTCACTTGAGCCGCGTTTGACGTTGTCTTTAAACATAGCCCAATCGACGCCCTCCCTGACGCCCGGGAAGACGACGCACCCGACACCTTCGTGCGACTCAAACAAGTGCGCGAGTGAATCGTCGTCGACGTGTACGCCGTAGTCAATAAAAAAGATGCGATCGACGTCGCCCTGTTTGAGCTGTTTTTGGATCAATTCAGCTTTTTGATACGGGTCGTCCGCGCAGTAGATGATTTCATTTTGCGTGTCACCGCGCTGGACGCATCGCAAATTCATGCGAAGGATCGAGTGCACGGTTTTTATGTGCACACTCTTTGATCGCGTGACGAGAATCGTGACAAACTTCATTTCTGTTACAAATAAAACTTTAACCTCTAAGCCTGTCTTCTAAACACCCCGAGAAAGGTAAGTTCCCGACGTGCCCGAGGGTGGTCGCGAGGTCGGCGTAAATTTTCCCACCGACCTGCTGCCAGCGCCTGCAAAACGCGTAATCTTCACTGAGATATCGCTTCGTCGTCGGATCGATCATGCAGTCGAAACACGCGTGGTAGTCGTCGAAATCGCGATTTTGATGGTCGTTTTTGCACCATAGCTCCGGGAACTCGTCTTCGAGCTTCTTGAACACGGAGCGCTTGATACACATGAACCCCGTCGGGCCATCGAGGATCTCAATCATACCGTCCTCGACGGGTCTATTCGTGGCGCCGAAATTGATCACGAGCGACGAGCTCAACATTGACATGTCGCGCTCATCGCCCTTTTCAACGGCGGCTTTCGCTTGCTCCCACATCACTGTCTTTTTTGGATAACAGCCGACCGAAATATCTCGGTTCGCGCGAACGAGGCGAACGATTGATTTTGGGTCGAAATCAATGTCCGCATCCACAAACATAAAGAAGTCACAGTCCGTTTTCTGCATGTAGCGACCGACCGAGACGTTGCGCGCTCTGTGGACGAGCGACTCGTTCTCTGTCGTGTCTAAATACAGTTGGATACCCTCGCGCATGAGCTCGAGTTGGAGTTTGATTATAGACGTGGCATATTTATCAAGACAAACCCCTCCGTAACAAGGCGTCGAGAGAAAAAGTTTGATCATGTTTTTATTACGTGTGCTCATTTCTCTAAGTGTAAACATTGTTTCACCAAATCCTCCATTCGCGTTAACGTTTGAAGGCTCACATCGCATCTCGTCGCGATTTCAAGTTTTGATAATTTCGAGCACAGGTTGAATGAGACGACGACCGCCGCGACGGTCGCCGGTGTTCTCGATTGCATAGCCGTGGATTTCGCGATATCATCGCACATCTCGTTCATGCGCCGACGATCGCCGTGTTCCATCACGTCCTGAAAGTGCATGAATAGTCGCTGGAGCACGTCTTTTGGATTCGTTCTCGCAGACACACCGGCGCTCTGTGTGTCGATGCCCGCGAGTACGTCTCTGAGTCGCTGCGCTGTTCTCGACATGTGCTTCGGGTCTATGTCCCACAAGGTTGCGATTTCCTTCATCGTTCGTGGCACGCCCGCGGCTTTACACGCGTGGAGAAGACAATTTGCACGTATTCCCAGCCTCACGTTTCCCCGCGTGAGTTCTCTCTCACAGAATTTCATGTATATGTACTTGGCGCGCGCACGAACGTTCTCCGGGATGTCGCGACCCTTCTCGTCGATGTCTGAATACGCGTGGTATAAAGCCCTGTCCTTGTGACACATGGATTGGTGGAAATTGATCTTTGCCATACGCTTGAGCGGCACCTTCGACGCGCGATTCGTCTGGATGGTCGTCGAGTTTCCCCACTGCGCTGAAAAGAGCTCGGGGTTGCGTTCAGAAAGAGGACACCTCGAATTGTCGGTTATCACCCCGTCTTCGCCATACGACGATATCCACTCGGCGCCCTCGTGCATGTACATGTTCTCGACGAGGCCACATTCCTGACACACGGGCATCCCCTCGCACGTGACTACCTTTGCTCCGCCACACGATGCGCACACGGCGGCCTTAAGGAACGCGCTGTTTCGCGTGTGCCCCTCATCTGATTCGCGCGTCGGTTCACATCCCCTAAGGGTGTCCACATCCGCCCAAATTTGGTCAATATCGACCATCATTTCACATTTCATAATGATATCGTCTCTTCTCTAGGGTCGAATTGAAATTGAATATCAAAATGATCTCGCTTTTGCCGCCGCCTCGATAGCGTCAACTGTCTCCTTGAAGCTGCGCCCACCCGACGTGCGCGGTTCCCACGCGTCCCACGCGGCGTCGATTTCAGCGTGTCCTGGTGGTAGATCGATGCCACCGATGTCGCCTTCTTCCGCGTCAGAGACGATGAATGAGAGATCCGAGTCGCTATCACTACCTTCCGACCACAGACTTGAGCAACTGTCTTCTTCGTCTATGTCTTCGAGCGGGGCGTACAGTCCCTCGCCCACGGCTTTAAACTCGAGATCGCGGAACGTCGTTCCACTGGGGTAGTGTTCGATCAAGCTCTCGTACGGCGCGGGCTGCAGTTCACCACTGTCGATCGCGTACACCGTCGCCGCCTTGTACAGACGCGTCGTCGGCGACAGGTAATGCAGGCCGAGCACGTTCCCCGTGTTCATCCCAACTACAGCGTAGCACTCCTCACGCACATCATCTTCTTCAATTAGCACTTTCACTATGTCATTTACGTCTATTTCACTCGTGACGATATTGTTAAAATTCATCAATCGCCGTGCCTTAGAAGCATCGCACAAATAATCTCCAGGAATATCACACGCTTCCTGGAAAATGAGTGTCACCATTTTGTCGAAAGACCAATGCGAATTCTGCGACCACGCCGTCGCCCTCTGTAAAGAAGAGGGCATCGAATACAAGAAAGAACTCGTCGATAAACACGAGCTACGTGAGCGATGCAAAGGCGCGACGCACTACCCGCAAATCTTTGCCGGTGGGCGACACATCGGCGATTACTACGCCTTCGCTGACTGGGTCGAGGACGAGTACGAACCGATGCTGTTACCTACCACGAGTCGGTTCACGGTCTTCCCGCTTCAGCACCCGAAATTGTGGGACCTGTACAAGAAGGCCCAAATGAGTAACTGGACGGCGGAGGAGATCGATCTAGGTACCGACATGGACGATTGGGAGCGGTTGACAGATAATGAGAGACACTTTATAAAATACGTTCTGGCCTTCTTTGCGGGCTCCGACGGTATCGTGAACGAGAATCTCGATTTGAACTTCGCGAGCGAGGTTCAATGGCCTGAGGCTCGGTGTTTTTACAGTTACCAAGAGCATAACGAGTGTGTACACGGAGAAACGTACTCGCTTTTGATCGACAAATTCATCAAAGATGATGCTGAGAAAAGCCAGCTGTTCAATGCGATCGAGACTATCCCTTGCATCAAGGAGAAGGCCCAATGGGCTTTGAACTATTTCGACAAGGGTCGCTCTTTTGGCGAACGCTTATTGGCGTTCGCGTGCATCGAAGGCATCTTCTTCTCCGGTGCTTTCTGTGCCATTTTCTGGCTCAAGAAACGTGGATTGATGAAAGGTCTCTCGTTCTCGAACGAGCTCATCTCACGTGACGAGGGCCTCCACCAAGAGTTTGCGCTCGAACTCTTCAAGATGTTACGACACAAGCCGAGCTCGGACACGATTCGTGCGATCGTCGCAGACGCTGTCGCCATCGAGAAGAACTTCATATGCGATGCAATTCCTTGCCCGCTGATTGGAATGAACGCCGTTTCGATGTCCACCTACATTGAGTATGTTGCCGATCGTCTACTCAAGAGTATTGGAGAGAAACCAATATTTAAGGCCAATAACCCCTATGACTTTATGGTAAATCAGAGTCTCGATGGTAAGGCATCGTTTTTCGAGGTACGAGTCGGCGATTATGGGAAGATGGATGACTGTGGGAACGAGATCGGCTTCGATGAAGAGTTTTAGAGCGCGTTCATTTTAATGAAATTTTATCAGGGCATCGATTAGCTTGCATGGTTCTCTACATCGCGGCACCGCCACCTGACCACAAGACGTGTACAAAATGTGGCCAGTGTGAAAGGCACAACAAATGTAAAAGTAAACGCGATGGATTACAAACGAAATGTGTTCAATGCGAGAAAGCACGCTATGAAGAACGCAAAGATGAGATAAACGCACGAAACAGGGCACACAAAGACAAGATACGCACATACCAGAAGCAATACTATGAAGAAAACAAAGACGAGATAAGCGCACGACATAAGGCATACTATGAAGAGAACAAAGACGAGATAATCGCACGTACTAAGCGGCGGTACGAAGAGAGCAGAGATGAAATAATCGCATACCAATTAGAGTACAAACGGAACCGTCGCCAGACGGACGACGCTTATCGATTATTGCATACTTGTCGCACACGCCTCCATCATGCACTGAAAGGCGAATTGAAGGCTGCAAAAACGCTCGAACTCATCGGGTGTACGGCCGACGAACTCGTCGACCACCTCGAACGCACGATGTCGCCCGAAGTTCGCGCACTCCGCGACGCGGGTGTCGAAATCGTCGTCGATCACATAATTCCGTGCGCGGCCTTCGATTTCTCTATTCCCGAGCACCAGCGCGTGTGCTTCTATTACACAAACTTACAGTACCTCGACGCACCAACGAACATGAGCAAAAGCGATAAATTACCCCCTGGATTCGACTTCGCGTCGTGGTTCGCGACCAGGGTCGCGTCAATTAAAATATCGCCTTTGTAATAATGCTCAGGGTGCTCGTGCTCAATCTCATCGCGATTTTTTTGTTTGCGTTCATTTACCTCGTGCTCGCTAAAATCAGTGATTCTCATTTCACGGGCCTGGACAAAAACGCGTCGTTCGTCGATGCGATCTACTTCTCGTTCACCGTTCAATCCACCGTTGGTTTCGGCGACATCAGCCCGAAATCCAAGACCGCGCGCACGTTCGTCATGATGCAGCAAACGCTCCTCATCGTCGGTGTCGTGGAACTCATCGAATCGCTCGCGGCTCCGCGTCCGAACAAGGTTTCTAATACCTCGTTCTAATCGAATCACACACGTATGTTTATGTGAGCTGTGAAGAGCTCATCAAAACATATGCTAGTCATTATTTACGCTTGGATCTCCGGTGACGTTTCACTCAGTTTGACGTCGGCGACCTCATCTTGCATGTCGTCATTTTCGTCGACGATAGCGTCGTTCGCATCGTCGACCGCGACCGCCGTCTCCTCAACGTTTACCGCCTTGACCGGATCGATCTCATCCGCGTCGAAATCGTACGCGGCCAGGCCTGCGAGACTCTCGCTCGTCACCTCCGGCAGCCGAATGGGATTCGATAATTCTCTGGGTGTCGTCGGGTTAAACGCGATACCTTCACCGATGATCGTGTCATCGACCATATCGTCGAATTGCAGATCAAAGCGAATTCGACTCGGGTCATAGATTAGACCGAATTGCGACTGAACCTGCATCGGGATCACCGGTTGCGCGTCCTCGAGCGGTGGTAGAGTGGGAACGGCGATTTCTTCTGTATCTTCACCGTCTTCGTCAGCGACGACCATCGACGGTGTCGGTTGCGGCGGCTCCGCGTCCATTTTCGGTACGTCCTCAACCACGGGAGGAGGTCGGGGCGATTCGTTCATAATCTCCGGCTGAGGCATTTCACTCTCATATTGCTCGGTCCCGGGCACGTTCATCATGGCCCACACGACGAGGAGGAACACCACCGAGTGTAACATCAAACCCACCGTCGTCGGAGACCCGTTCACCGATGCGATTCGATTACCGAGGATCTTTCGCATGGTTCTGTACGTCGCCGGATTTGCGATGACAAAAAACGTCAGACCGCTGATGATGGAGATTAGAAATTTCTTCTCCTGCTTGGTGCCGTTGCACCCGCATCCACAGTCTTTGAACAACCAACTCTTACGAGAATTTCCCTGAGAACAAGATCCCATTATATATATACGTGTATATATTTTTTTGTTTCGTCGTGGCCTTAGAGGGGTGTGTCCTGTATATACAAACAATGGAAATCTGGACCGATGGATCGTGTCTCGGCAATCCTGGCTTTGGTGGCTGGGGTGCCATCAGCGAGGCCTTTGAAATATCGGGCGCATCGAGTGCGACGACGAACAATATCATGGAGCTCACGGCGGTCCTTCGCGCACTCGAACGGTGCATCGAGACCGACGTAAAAGACGTAATCGTGTGGACCGATAGCTTTTACGTTAAGAACGGGATCACCTCCTGGGTGAACGGTTGGAAGCGTAACGGGTGGAAGACGTCGAATGGTCAACCGGTCAAAAATAAACAACTGTGGATGGACATCGACGCCATCGCGCGAAAAATGCACTCGGTCGAATGGCGCTGGGTCAAGGCTCACGACGGCCATCCACAGAACGAAGCCGTCGACGCACTGGCTCGCGGTCGGGCAACTGCGTTAAAAAAGACTTCTTCTCCTAAGGTATGAGCACCACCGATCCCACCCCGGATAAGTCACAGGGTGGTGAGTGGTGCCCCAGGCAAGAAAAATTGCTTCGCCGTTGGGCAGAGAAGGCGGCGGGGTATAGATGGCTTCATAATTGGAGCCGTTTGCACTTTAAACGCCAAAACGACATGCTGAGCTACCCAAGCATCATTATCGCCTCTATAACCGGTGTCGGTGGGTTCGCTGTTCTGTCTCCTGACAGCGATGCACGCGATGAGGGAACGAAGACGAAAATCATGTACGTGCAATACTTTTTTGCATTCTTAAACGTTGTGGGTGGGATACTGACGTCTATTTCCAAATTTTCGCAGGCGAGCTACTTGGCTGAACAGCACTCTGTCACTGCAAATGCGTACAGTAAATTTTACCGGAACATTGACATGGAACTGAGCATCGAACGCGAGAATAGACCACCGATGCTCGAGTACGTCGTAAAAACGCGCAAAGACTACGATAGGCTACTCGACGACGCCCCCGACATACCCGCCGTCGCGATCACGGCGTTTAACGAACGCTTCAGAAATTTAGATGCAGACACGGCAAAACCGGACGTTTGTAATGGCCTATCTAAATTGTCAGACGACGACAGATCGGACAACGCGCGCGCAAGCTGGAAGAAGGTAATAAATTTGTTTCGCACGCAAAGTCAATCACTAGATAACGACCGTCCTGATAATAATCTGTGATCATTGTATATGAAGTCGACCGTGTTGCCATCTATTCTCGTCTCGTTGGGTGTTACCGGACTTGTTTTGCACAAAGGCATCGACTACAATCCGATGATTAATGCATACGCGAAAACCCCGTTTGTGATGGGAGTCCTGACGCTGCTGTTAACGCGCACGTCGTTACTCACGGACCCCCCTTCGCGATTAAAATCGATCATGCAATCAACCTTCATGCGCTTTGTACTCCTATTGTTGGTCAGTTACATTTCGACCGGTGATATCGAGAACGCTATTTTCTTAGCCATGCTCTTCTTGGGTTTGATTCAACTGATCAGGACCAAAGATGAACGCGAGCGACACCCCTATGTGTTGTAATTAAGTGTCTTCATCCGTAATGAATAATCTCATTCGACATGAAGGCTCGTTTATCTGAACGTATAGACCTTACCGGCCGCTCGCAAATTGCCGGTCTTAGCAACTTTAGTGGCCCGACCCTCCGTGTATTTAGATCGCAGTTTCCTAAACTCCTCGTTACTCAGTGGATCCGGCGCACCAGTGGAATTGCTGTGTCTGTTGACAACCGATGACCACCGCGCTCGCTGAGTTCTACGGACGTTTTCTTGGAGTTTCATGTTTTCTTCCGGTGTCAATGCCTGGCCTCTCTTGATTTTATTCATGGCCGCGTTGATCGATGCCGCGTTAGCGCCGCCACCGCGACGCACTTCCTGTGGGCGTTGACGCTTGATCGGTGGCTTCGGACTCACCGGTGCTTGCTTGTACACGATGCGGAAGTTGCTACTGTTATCGTTGCTATTGCTGTTGCTATTACTCACGGATGGCTTTTGAACGGGTGCCGGTTTTTTGGTGGAACTGGGGAACATAGTCGTGAGATTGATGGGCTTCTTGGGCGCGGCCTTTCTGGCGATGACCTTCTTCTTGGGCGCGGCCTTTCTGGCGATGACCTTCTTCTTGGGCGCGGCCTTTCTGGCGATGACCTTCTTCTTGGGCGCGACCTTTCTGGCGACGACCTTCTTCTTGGGTGCGACCTTTCTGGCGACGACCTTCTTCTTGGGCGCGGCCTTTCTGGCGGCCTTCTTTTTCATGGGCGCCACCATCTTTCGAATCTGCACACTGATCGGCGTCCTGTTGACGCCCACCTTTCTCTTGATCATTTCACACAATTGCGGTTTATCTCGCTTCCCGTCTCGCTTCGTTTGCAATTTGATCTTAAGATCCTTCGCAACTCGTCGCACTCTGGGAAATTTCAACGTCGCACACATTGCTGGTCGGCGACGCCTGCCCGCAACAGCGCGCGTTGGTGCCCACATGACACCCTTTTTTCGTTCGTATCGAAACGCGTACCCCTTCTTTATCGTCATATACATTTGGTAAATAAAATATTTGCAAATGGTATATATGGTGTCTACACGAGGGCGTCGTCACTCGGTGTCGTCCAGTCGGCGACCGGGTAGTAAGAAACAGACCGCGAATTCGAATCGTAACACGAATAGCAACAGTGACAATAACAATGTCACGCGTGATCGCCTCGTCTCGAGGGCTCAGCGTCTTCGCGTGCGGGTGACGAAGACCGTCAATGGTAAGCGCGTGCCTAAGACGAATGCGGAACTCAGGCGAAGCCTCGCGAGTAAATCGAATCGACCGAGTCGGTGTGCTCGGGTCATGAGTGCGTGTAAGGCGTACGTTCGACACGACCGACGCGGTGATGCACTCGAGGAAGAATACCAGCGCCTTGAGAACCAGCTCACGTCGGCCATAGACGAGATGCGATCGGACCGAGTGATCGCTAAAATCGTTCGTGAGATTGGACCTATCATTAAAGAAATTGAACGAATCAACGCCGAGGCTAAGAAGTCAAAACACGAGTGCATGGTCAAGGGATCAGAGGTCAATGGACTGTGTGAGCACGTCCCTTTCCAAGGGCCCGGTCAAAGACTTTCGACAGCGCCTCCGCGGAAAATGTCGGTCGCGCGATCGTCGACTGAGCGCGCGCGGATGCTGAACGCTCTCAAGCGACGTGGTCTCGTTTAAAAACTATACATAATGTAGATGCGTTACGGGAGCCTAGCGCGCCGAAGTTTCAAGCTAAGGAAAGGTCTTCTAGGCACGGGGCTCGTACAAGATCATCACGTGATACCGAAACAATTTAAAGCGCACCCCATTATTCGTAAAACGGGGTATGACGTGAACGAATCTTCAAACATCGTCATGATGCCCACGCCCATTGGCAAGCGGTTTATGAAAGTGCGCTCAGACAGATTAACTCATGGCCATGGGCATAAAAAATACAACGCGTACGTTGGTGCTATGTTGAACTGCATACACACGAGCGAGGACCTGTGTGCGTTTAGAGACTACTTGAAGCACTGCATTCGCTTCCAACCTCATCACATACCGTGGTAGCAGCTAGCAATTGATTGTGTATTTTCCTCGTTAAAATCTCCCGTGCGCGTCTCTGTAACATTTTATCCAAACCAAAGCGTACTGTTACTTTTCGATGTGATTTCCGGACCAGTCCCTTCACCGATCGGTTACACACCACGCATCGGTCGCACCGCTCGCGTGCGAGTTTGTGAATGCATGAAAGGCACGCGGCGTGCCCACACTGAAACTCGTACGGGTCCACGTAGTAATCATGGCAGACCCGGCACTTCATATCCACCTTTTCCCCGGTATCAATTGGTGACGTCATCGCCCTTGGTCGACGCACGAAAACGTACACGAATGGATTTCGCTGATCATCTATAACCGTATGGTCACCGAAACGCACCATGTCGCCTTCCTTCAGGGTTATTATCGCGGGTTCATCCACACCCACCAACACCTCCCGGGTTTTCACCACACCGCCGCCATTCCCTACTCGGAGCGTGGTGAGCTTGTAAGGCCCAAGCTTGTCCCAGTTTCTCAAAGCCTCCCCCTGTTTATGTCTCACTTGAACCTTCCACCCCAACGGTCCGCGCACGCTCATGGATAGGTACACGGGGCGATTGAGAAATTCCGCGCCGCTCGTCGTTCGCGCATGCATAAAGGTACTGCACTCCCCGTCGACAAACCCCTCGACCTCGGGCACCCTCCACCCAAACTGTTTATATCGCACGGACGCCATCGGTGCGAGTACTCGTTCCACCTGCACGAGCGCGTACTCGTCTGTCGCGCGCATGGGTGGGTACGCGGTCGCGCGCGTCGCGGAGTGACGACGAGAAAAGGGGTATGTATTTATTTCAAAATATGTCTTGTGATGTGATATCTTGAAATATCACTTATTTATCATATATCGATTTGTGTGAAAAATCGCTTCCAATAAAACTTATCGAACGCGGAACACTTAACGACACACGCGTCACCGAAGTACGGCTTGAACACGCTCGCGGGCGCGCTGTGGGAAAGCTCGACGATGGCGAATAGCTGACCCGCCTTCGCTCCACGCGATGGATCGAACACATCGATGTTCAGAACATCGACCGGCACGATTCCCTTGCGCGTGTCGTATCCGATAGTCGCGTTCATGAGTTCTCTCGCGCGCATCAAATCTTTTTCGTAAATGGCGATGGTGAAGCACTGAGAATGGCGACTGCCGCGCCCGTAATGGTCCTTGGGCGCGCGTTGAGTTCGTGGTCCGTTGCCATTGATACCCGTTCCTGTTAAGAGGCGCGCCGCTCCTTGCATGCGCATGGTGTGCGTCGCGATATGTCGTATGTGATAATTATGAATGAATGAAAATTGTTTTTACAACCCTATCTGTTTTTTGTTCACTTAAAATCACGTATTTTCTTATACGGCATTTTCTACACTTATAATATTGCTTGATGCCCTCATCGATCTTTCTTTCACCGTACTTTTTCCACGCATGCTCGCACTCGTCGCACGAAAAGTGTATGCCCGGGAAGGCGTCTGCGATCTGTCTACACGTCGGAGTGCCCGTGCACGAACACTTCTTATACGAGTAAGGCGCGAGGAGCGCGCTTGTCGACGGGAAAGGTGCGGTTTCGACAGAAAGCATGCGTCGCGATATGATAGGTTAGGTAAGATGTATTGATTATCATCTAAATTTTTATTAATATATCACGCTGAATCGCCATGTGTGTGGTATAGCGCCCCGACGCAAAAGCAGGGTAAACATATGAGGTGGTCCGAGCGCGTGATGACTATAGGCACGTTTATCATCTCTTTCCCACAACTCGCGCACTCGGGCGGGGGTGCCCCTGATTCGAACGATAGCGACTCGTAACGGTTGCGCGGCGCGTTCTCGTTCTTTCCCGTCGGCGGTAGTCGAGCGCGATGCTGTCGTGCGGCGACGGTCACCGGGGACTGTGACACAGGTCTCGGTGACCGCCTATACGCGTCTCGGGCGAAAGCATGGACGACACGGAAACTCGCCATTTCGCGTCGAGTTGTGAGATATTACATGTCATGATTATCATCTTGATCAAATTCATCATCTACATCTGATTCGATGACATCATCCATATCTTCGTTCCTAATATCGTATCCATCATCTTCGTGATCACTGATCGGCTCTTCGTCGGTATCATCGTCACGCGGTTCATCATCGGCGTCATCGGGCGTTTTCACCACCGCCTTCGCCTTTTTCGCGCGTTTCTTCGGTTCAGCGACGAATTTGTTTATGAACTCCGACGAGCACACGCGCTTCGCCCGTTCCCGAGTCCGTTTGAATCGCTCGATAAACTCTTCGGAACATCCGACCGACTTATACGCCGCCGTTAACGCTCGCAGTGGCGGTGCGCGAGCTCGCGCGAAGTACTTTTCGTGTAAGTCTATGAGGCTCGTATTCAGCTTGACCTTGACGCGTGTTTTCGTGTAAGTCAACTGTACGAATACTCTGTCCATCGGAGGCGACACCTCTTTTTCTTGCACGTGGTACACGCGCGGCCTCGGTGCATCGTCTATTTCACGCGGCGGTTGCGTCTCCGGTGGATTCAGGATGTGGTCTAATAGATCGACTTTGATTGCGTGCGGCATCTTGCCCTTTACATTACATTACCCGCTAGTCTCTAAATTTGTTAGAAAATGCTCGAGCTCCGCTTCGATGATATGTCGAGATTGTTCGTGCGTTTCATACGCACCCCATATTTCAATCCTTTTCCTGTCGTGATCAAACCATAAATAGTCCAGCGAGAGTCGGCGAGTCAACCAGTAAAAACGCCGACCGTTTCGACCCATGAACGTGAACACGGTCTGTGGATCGAGGTGCGAGACATCGAGCTCGGAGTAATGGGCGCTCGGTGGATCGTACATTTATATCGTTTACAAGCATTTCTCTAATTACATCTTCCAGTTGCGATTACAGTTCAAACACGAGACGAAAGTCGTCATGGGTTCATCCGCTGATCGTGTCTGTAATTGATAATACGTCGTCTTTTTTGATTTGCACCGAGAGCACCTGAAGAACCCTTCCTGGTTTTGCTTTTGCTGTTTATAGAATTCCTTTCGGAGCTCGCTGTGGATGTGCGCTTCTCGTGCGAGCGCCATCGGTCCTTCCGGAATGGCGCGCCAAGGCTCCATCGTGATGACGTCCGTAGACTTGATGGCTTTGGTTTTAATCTTTTCACGGAACGCTTCGCACCGTTTGATGTTGGCTTGGATTTCTAAGAATTTATGTCGATACACGTCGACAAACCTGTGATTATCCCACGCGGCATCCTCGCTGTTCTTCATCGCACACACGGCATGGTTGTTGATGCCGCGCTCGATGTTAACGATCGTACCGTTTTCAATCGGTAGCCCGAGCAACTCCGAGAGCTTCTCCGTGACGTAGGCGCGCGTTGCCTCTCCACCGCCGCCCATGGCTATCCTTTGTATCATTCTGCAACCATTTGTCTAATGTGTGTTTGAAATTTCATGGATGGTGATATATATGGGTTCGATTTAAAGATATGTCCTCATTTACTGACATGTTACTCGAGCCAACGTCACCGATTCCCAGCATCCCTCCCTGCATCGAGCCGCCACCGCTGAGGCGACCATCGCGCGTTCGTAGACGCCTACCATGTGATAATTAAATGCAAGGGTATATCAGAATGCCGAGGGCAGTGCTTATAGACACCGACCGAGATGCCGTGCGCGAAATCGACCTGGACATCAGCCCGGAGAAAAATGAAGTCGTCAAATACATACGCGGTCTACCCACGTTTATAGGTCAGTGGCCCGACATAGATGTCGTGATTATCAGATCGTGTGGCGCACTCGTGAAGAACGAAAACACACTCCCACCACCGTTCGATGTCGAGGAGGTGTACGGGGCTATTTTATTGGTCAGGATGGATGAAAATTCTGAGCACGTAGATTTTACATTAAACGAGTACTTATCATTTCGGGACGAACGCGTTTCGGTTCAGAACGGCCGTTGAATACTTCATCGCGAGTTGAAAATGGATTTCCGCGAATTCGAGCATGTTCGTCATGGTGCACCCCATTGGGTTTTCGTTTACGACCGCGTCGAGGTTCACGCGTTTCCCATTGGTGGCTTTCGCCATCGCCTCGCCGATGGCCTTGAGCCAGGCGACGTGTGATTCTTCTCTCGGGTTGAAATTCTTGAGAAAATCGTTCATTTATATTCATACACGACATTTCTCTAAGCGTTTAAAACGCACAGAAAAACTGTTACTAACTTATATACGTCTCGATGAGTGCGTCGTTTCATTTTGTATGTCTCAGGTTCGCGAAACCAAAGAGGTTTCTGACCATGGTCGACCCCGTGGGCAAACCTCGTGTCGTGACGTTTAAGGATCGATCTACCGCAGACAACGCCGTTCGATACATGGCACGATTCATGGCTAAGCACGGAGAGTGGCCCATCATGGACCTGTCCCCTGAGAGCAATCTTAACAAGGTGACGAAAAAAGAGAAACCGGGAGATCCAGATACCGAGGCTCTCATGCTCGATGTCGTGGAATACGAGCAGGATGACATTGAACGCATGGCCATGAGCACGAATACGAGTTTCGTGTGGGTCCAAAAGTTCGATGTTTTACCCACGCGACATCATGGGATGATCGAACAGGTCGCATTTTCCGGTAACGAGATCAACGCCATAGTCGACGATGATTGTTTTCGAGACACGCTCGAGCACCTCGTGGTTTGAAAAAAAATGAGCGCTATCGATATGCGGCGGTTGACGCGTGCTCAAAAAAAGGAGCTCGACGCCTCGGCTTCGTGGTACCTCGCGTGTGGTATGGGTATAGTGACAGCCATAGAGGAGCTTCAGCGCGTCGAGAAATTGTTCGTGGATCGACCCATATCGAGTCGTGGAAGCGACCTGCACATGACAGAGATATGTAAAGGCATCGAGGGCGTGCAGGTTGTTCTCACCGACGTGCTCAAGCGCCTGCGCGAGTGAAAATTTCCCGCATCATAGTAGGATGTCATGAGCTTGTGGGACGTTCTCCCGACCGAAATCCAGGAAATCATTTTGAGTAAAAGTATTTCCCTGACCCGCGAGGAGTACCTGAACACCGAGGGTAAAAAGCACGAGAAACGTAAACGTCGTCAGGGACGGGGTCTCGTCACACCTGATATGATTCGATACGCCATGTCGAGTACGACCGACCCGTACGAGATATTATCATGGGCGTTCCCACTAGAAATGCTCGAGCTCCAGATGTGTGTCGATCCACCGGTAGAACTAGAGGTCGTCGATTTCGATTATAACGCATACTTTACGACGTGGCTCGAACGGTGCTGTGAATACATGAGCGCAAAGGAAAACGCGAATGCCTGGATAACGCCGACGGAAGACCAATGGCTCGCCATGTTTACTAAGCTTAACGATTTCAAGCGAAAATTTTCACACCTCGACATACTCTCTGAGTATTTTCCGGATAGAAATGGTCTCTTCTTTTGGCTCGAAGTTCAAAAGGACGACACGACTTACCTGTCTCGGGAAAAGAGACGTTCTCTCCAATCCCTTGGCGTCCGCCTGAGTAAATTTAAACCTCCGCCTACCACTGCGTGATTTTTTTCTAATGTTTCTCATATAGATAGACAATATGGCCTGGATGGTAAAACGCGGTGGGAAAAAGGTGCCTCGAAACCCGGTGAAGGTTCCCGGCAAAATTTACTACAACCCCAAGACTAAAACGTTCTACAAGGCTCGTGTATCCTCGATCTATGGCAACGGTAGAAAGACGGTCTACAAAATCCAATGTGAGGGATGTAAAGCGAGAGGCAAACCGATTCACGTCAAAGGTAAAAAGGCTCAGTATTACCCCCCGACTAAGTGCCAAATGCGACCGGTGAGATCCCTCGGTAAAGATAGATATGGTAGGTACAAACGCAAGTGCAGACCACCTGGACTGTCGACGCAGATGCAGCTCGCGAGACGACGTGAATACGACAGAGCTCAGACGTGGAAAATTGGCACGCGCACAAACACTCAATCGAAGCGCGTGGCGCTCGCTCGTCGCAAGAAGGTTCCCACTCGCTATGGATACACCAAATCGACCACGTGGCGGAGCACTAAGGCGACTCGAAAATAAAATAGCCATATATATGTATAATATATGAGCACGAAGACGAAGAAACGCGTGAAGTTTTCAAATAACCTCGAGCGCGTGCGACTGTATCGACCGAGTAATAATCCACCTCGCAACGTCATTCGAAACGCGCCGAATCTTCAGCGCCAGAATGCGATGAGTAAAGCTAACGTGGCTCGAATGGAGCGCATCGTCCGACAACTGAACTATGAGAACCGTCTCCTGAGACGAAAAAACGCGGCTCTAAGGCAAAAATTAAGAAAACGTGCATAAACTAATCATGAAACGTTTTTAACCCATCATTTATTGATGTCGTTAAAAACAACGAACTTAGAGAAATGGCATCACACATGTTTAGAAATGCCCACGCGCTCCTGCCAACCCGGGCACTGTCTTCTCGTCACGCGCGAAAATGCGACCGCTCGCTTACCTACTCGCGGTAGTGATGGCGCTGCTGGATACGATCTTAGCTGCAACGCTGATATTGTTATCGAGCCTGGCGAGCGTCGTCTCGTACCAACGGGCGTGTCAATTGAACTACCTGCGGGCACGTACGGGCGAATCGCACCGAGAAGCGGTCTCGCGGTGCGACACGGAATCCAGGTCGGCGCGGGAGTCGTCGACGCCGATTACAGAGGGGAGGTCAAAGTCCTCCTTTTTAACCAAGGTTCGGAGACTTTTTCGGCGACGATCGGCGACCGCATCGCCCAGCTCGTGATCGAGTGTATTAAAACACCCGACGTGCTCGAGTGTTCGAAAGAAGCCATGGCGGCCACGTCGCGCGGTTCCGATGGCTTTGGTTCGACGGGCTGATCAGATCAATCGGTCACGCGTTTCCAGTTTACAAATAACTGGTTACCCGTGACTCCGCAACCGAGATTTAGCGTCGTCCCATCGGGATCGAGCGCCAGATCGCCGTAAACACCCTTGTTATCTATGTCATCATTCCCTGCATATTCAACGTTCCCAAGGACACCTTTCGTTTTGACACACCTCCAAGGCGCTTGCCCGATCGTCACGGTGCCGTTACTCTCGTGCCTGTATGGTGTCGTGATCCCCGTGGCCCTGAGTGATTTCCCACCCGTTGGTAATCGAACGCTTCGAATCTTTCTTTTGCATTCGCAATCCTCGTATACATCAACTGACATCATTCTCTCTCGCTTGGTTCGAACCCAGTAAATGTATGCGACGATGAGCACCGCGATGAGCGCACCGCGAATCATATTCTATCATATGGCTATAAATTAAATTATTCAGTGGTATCATCGGCCCCGTCCCCGTTTCCGTCATCGGCCCCGTCGTCGGCCCCGTCGCCGTCTTCACCCTCGTCCTCTGAATCGTCGCTGATTTCAATACACTTCGCGGGATTGAGCACACCCGCTACACAGAGCGTGGCACCGTCAACGTCGAATCCGTCTTTGCACGTGGGTTGACACGACGACCCTGACGCGAGTTTATCCGTGCAATCGCCCACGGCTCCGTTTGTCGGTGGAGTGGATGCATCGCACGTCGCCGGGGGCTTTTTACCATGAAAGAAATTCCAAAAACCGAACGCAGCGTCGTCCTCGTAGTCCTCCGGGACCTCCCACGGATCAAGCTGTAACGTCGACGTAGCCACGACGGGGTTGTTTTGCAGAGTCCTGTGGTACGGCTTCTTTTCGATCGCCTGTAAACAGACGTTGTCCCTGCTGTACGTAGAGTCGATGTTCATCTCTCGAATGATATCATCCACGAGGTCCCTGGTCTTCTCGGATTCGTCGCGATACTCTTTCAAATCCTCGTGCGTCGTCTGACACCATATGAACATTGGTAATTTTTTGTTCAGCTCTCGGATTCGATCGTCGATGCGCTCCTGGGATCCCTCCTCGTTGTAATCATCGGCTCGACCCTCTTCGACGACCTTCACGTCTTTTGCCTTTCTATCAGCTTCGGCCTTGACGAAATCTTTCATCGCGTCCTTGAGCCTTTCCAATTTGAATTTCTTCTTTACGTATGGTTTCGTGTCGGGGAAAAACCCACCCATGAACCCACTACTCGCGGATAACGAGCTGGACAGCGCGCAGGCGAGTAGAATAACGATCATGTTTATTATGTTATAGCGGACATAATAAATACGATGAGTTCACAGTGCTTGTGTTAGTTTAGTTTCCATATGCGACACCGGCGAGGCCATTTTTCACTCTCAAAATGTTGAGATTGACCGCGTACAGACGCTGCAACGTGGAATTGCCGGCACCCGAGCTCGGGTTTTGTAACACGATCTTCGCCGTGTCGACACGGCTCATATTTATGCTCCCACTCGGTTGTGATTTATTCAAATTCAATGCCATCGGCCACGTGTACACGGGCACGCCGTCGAGCGCCGCGTTCGGAAGCCCCGACGTGTGCTTTTCGGCGACCACGGTGTGATGATACACCTTCGACATGTTTTCAAAGAGCGGCAGACCATTGACGTACATGGTAGCCGTGTCGAAACCCCACTCACTGCTCCAAAGACCGTTGTTTGCCTCACCTGAGACGATGTGAAACGCAACACACGGGTGGTTAAAATACGTCAAGTCGTATTCGCGATCGGTCTTTTCCGCGGGCTGGTGTTGTACCTGCGTGATGAGCAATTCATGCTCACCCCTCGTGAAGAACTCTCGCTCGTCGGTGTCGAGGTATACGAAGTTCGCGAACACTTTCGGCGTGACACCCGCACCGATGTTGAGCCCCGGTCGACACTTGACTCGGATTTCGACGTCTGAGTATTGCATTGCGATGAGGGGCAAGCACTTGGTCCAGTCCTTGCTGAAGAAGAACGGGATCACGTAATGATCGGCGTTCCCGTTCGTACCCTTTGCGTTTTCGAGCACGTCGTTCGTCGTCACGGAGCAGCTCCCGTCTCCGTCGCGGTAGAGGACATTGTGGACCCCCTGAATGAAGAGCGAGTCCATTTCCACCACTTTCTGACCACCGATCCAGAGAGAGAACTCCGTCGGCGCGGCGTTTCGAGCGTGGAGGCCTTTCGTCACGTTGGCACGAGCCGAGCCGACTTCAGGATATTCGATCCAGACGTAATTAAGCAAATCACCCTTACTCTTGATCGGAATGGTGACCTCCTGGTTCGCGCCGAAGGTGCCGATAAAATCCAGCCTTTCAGGCTTCATACTGAAGTTAGTGTATCGCCGATAATTTTGTCTCCAAAAAGAAATTTCTGGTCGCTCGATCAGGTGGCGGTCTTGTTCGCCTCGGCTGACCAATTCAACTAATCCTGACATTTCGTCTTATACCTATTATCAACATAAAAAAATCGGACCATACCTCACAAACGCGCACGCGTCATGGTGGTCTTCCAGGCGCTCACCTGGGAAGCCCGCGACGAGTTCGTCGACGGGGCGGACGATCCTCATCACCTGGTGTCGATCTTTGGTAAGACCGAATCGGGCGAATCCGTATGTGTGACGACGAAAGTGTTGCCATACTTTTTCGTGCGTCTTGGGGACTCGACCATGGCTAAGGGGCGCGAGATATATGCAGAAATCGAAGACAAATGCCCTGGGGCCCTGGTGAACTGCTCGATCGTTCGCGCCAAGGATATGTGGGGATTCACGAACAACGAGGAACAGAACTTTCTTCGACTCGACTTCGTCAACCTGGGAATGCGCCGACGGGTCAACTGGGTCTTGAAAAAGCCAATACAGCTTAAAGGGGGCGCGAGAAAACTTCAGGTATATGAATCAAACGTAGACCCCGTATTAAGGCTCATGCACGAAACTGGGATTCAAAGTACAGGGTGGCTTGATACGTGTAATTCATGCATAAAAAACAATATCGCTCACGTTGATATTGATTTATATTGCAAGAATTGGGAAAAATTAAAGCCCGTGGCGCGTGACGACATCGCACCGTTCGTCGTGTGTTCGTTTGATATCGAAACGAATTCATCGACGGGAAAATTCCCAAACCCGACTATTCCTGACGACGCGTGCTTTCAGATCGGCGCGTCTCTGTGTCGATTTGGCGAAGACGTACCGTACGATAGGGTGTGTTTCTGTTATAAAGAGACGGACCCAAACATAGGCGATGGGACTCGTATACTGAGCTATGCCACCGAGAAAGAAATGTTGCTCGCGTTTACGGCGTACGTTAGGGATATGTCAACAGACGTCCTGACAGGGTGGAATATATTTGGTTTCGATCTTGAGTACATTTATAAGCGCGCGCAGTATAACGGGTGCGTGTACGACGCCATGCAGCTGGGTAGATTCAAACGCCAACCGTGCTCGATGATCGAAAAACGTCTCAGTTCATCTGCCCTCGGGGACAACACGCTCAAACTGATTCCCATGCCCGGTCGGTTCGTCTTTGATCTTTTTGGAGAAGTGAAGAAGGGGTACAAGCTCGACAGCTATAAGCTCGATAACGTGTCCAAACTGTACCTCGGCGATCAAAAGATCGATATGCCTCCGAAGGAGATGTTTAAGCGATTTCAAGAGGGTGACCCAGTAAAGCTCCGGGAAGTGGCTGAGTACTGTGTGAAAGATACGCTGCTTCCACACAGACTCTTGAAGAAGCTGTGTACACTCCTGAATCTCTTAGAGATGGCAAAGGCGACGTGGGTTCCGCTGTGCTTTCTCGTCGAAAGGGGGCAACAAATCAAGGTTTTCAGTCAACTGACAAAGAAAGCACTGGAGTCCGGTTTTAAGGTACCGGCTCTCGAGTATGGAAGCACTCCGGAACAAGGGTACGAAGGCGCAACCGTGCTCGACGCGGAGAAGGGAGCGTACTATACTCCCATTACAGCTCTCGACTTTGCGTCTCTGTATCCGAGCATCATGATGGCGCATAACTTGTGCTACAGTACGCTCGTAATGGACACTCACAAGTATGGCAACATCCCGGGTATTGAATACGAGCAGTTTGGCGAGCACCGGTTTGCGCAGAACGTGCCGAGCGTGCTCCCTGCGATTTTGAACGATCTGAAAGCTTTTCGAAAGCAGGCGAAAAAAGACATGGCAAACGCGACGTCATCCGCCATGAAGGAGGTGTACAACGGTAAACAGTTGGCTTACAAAATCTCGATGAACTCGATGTATGGTTTCACCGGTGCGAGCAAAGGCATACTCCCGTGCATGGCCATCGCGTCCACGACGACGCGTAAGGGTCGCTCGATGATTGAGGAAACGAAAAATTACGTCGAGGCGAACTTCCCGGGCGCAAAGGTCAGGTACGGCGACACCGATTCTGTTATGGTGGAGTTTGATGTGCAGGGCCGGACCGGTCAAGATGCCATCGACTACAGCTGGGAGCTTGGCGAACGCGCGGCGAAAGAGTGTACGGCGCTTTTTAAGAAACCAAACGACCTCGAGTTGGAGAAGGTTTACTGCCCGTACTTTTTATACTCGAAGAAGCGCTACGCGGCCAAGCTCTGGGAGATGGGTAAATCCGGTCAAGTCGAGTTCAAGTACATCGATGTCAAGGGTCTCTCACTGGTTCGACGCGATAACACACCGCACGTGAGGCGCGTGCTCAAGGAGCTCCTCGACGTCATCCTTGAGTCCAGCGAAACGGACACGCCGATCACACTCGCACGCAGACGAGCGATCGAGCTGTTGACCGGTGATGTCCCCAACGAGGAGCTCATTCTGAGCGCACAGCTCGGTGATCGCTATAAGAACCCGAACCTGGCGCACGTCAAGTGTCGTGATCGAATGCGCGAACGCAAACCTGGGAGCGAACCGCAATCGGGAGATCGCGTACCGTACTTACTCACAAACACCGGAGATCCAAAGGCGAAGGCGTACGAGAAGAGCGAGGATCCCGTCTACGTCAAGGAAAACAACATCCCAATCGATTATCACTACTATTTCCTAAACAAGTTCTTACGCCCAGTGTGTGATTTGCTCGATCCACTCGTGGAATCGCCAAAAGATGAAATTTTCGGTGAGATCATCGAGGCACACAAACCACCAAAGAAATCAAGAAAAAAGAAATTAGAGCCACCCCCTGGCCAACAAACGATTTCTGACCTATTTAGAGATTACTGTCGTATTAATGACAAGTGATAATGTCAGATAACGATGCGATCGTCGATCAGGTTCGCGGGTTCCTGGATGAGTACGCACATAAGGAGGTCGAACGGTTTTTCGAAGTGTATTTGAACTTATTACATACGATACTCGGGGTCCCGAAGCAGAGCGCGGTCGATCTTCTCTCGCGCATGCCGAAAGACGGTAGCAATAGGCGGATAGCGACGACGTGCATGGGCGTGAACAAAAACGGGAAGCCGTGCACGAAGAGAACGAGCGACGGGACGGGGTATTGCCAGCGGCACTTATGTCAGCATCCCCAGTTTTCGGTGCTACAGGGGAACGCCGAGGCGGCGATGGCGACGACGTCCACTCCCCCGCTCGTCATATCGGTCCCTGATATCGAAGATGAAGAGGACGACCTTAGAGAATTCGATGCATTCAGACATAGGAGATAGATAACGATATGAATAAGAGCGATCTTTTAAAAAAGAGCATCGACGATTTTTACGCAGAAACGCGACATGGCGATACACTGGTTGATATACTGGAAAAAAGGGGCGATTCGGGTATATCACTGAGAAACATAGAGTGGTTCATCACAAACTATAGCAAAAAGAATCACACGTCGTACATGAGCAAGGATGGTAAAATCTTCACAGTGCACACGAGTTATAAATCAAGCCTCGATGGATACAGCAAACGCCTGTTCGATCCATTCTGTCGGGCATCCAAGATCACGTACGACGTCCCGAACACCGACCACACGGTCAAAACCACGCTCGCACAATTGAATTTTCTCAAATGGTGCATCACGAAGGGTATCATCGACTTCATGCGCGAGAACAAGCACCTATTCAAGCGCGGTGCCACCCACTGAAATGGCATCACTCAGTTTACCATCTTCAAACATAAACGTTTTGTAGGCCGTGTAATACATATGCATCGTGTACGAATTCGTAGCGACCGACTCTAACGTGATTTCAATGTTCGTTCTATCGCTCTTTAACATTGTAAAATCAAGCGAGCCCGCTGGGTTCACACTCCCGGGATCCAGTGAAAACGCGCACGTGTAAATGTTTCGAATAGGCCGTGATAAACGATGTTGATACGGGACGAGATATTTGTAGAACCCGTGCGTCGCGTTCGTGATGTTCGGGAATGGATTTCCATTTATGTGAAAGCGCGCGGATTTCATGACGGGTGAAAAGAACGTGTTGAGCTCGTCAAAATCCGTATCCCGACTGAAGTTGAACCTGTTATGAACGTACAGTTCACCTTCATCGGTCTCACCCGGTTCCCCGACAACGCTCTCGTTTTCGAATCGCGTATCCCTGAAAAACCAATGAATCGCCTTCACGGGCAGATTTGGCACAAGGTCGAGCTTGATGACCCTCTCCGAGTTTGATTCGATGTCCAATTCGGGGTGGCGTCTGACCACGTCAGTCACCATCGTTTGCTTGTTGCGCATGAGGTACAGTCGTTCCTCGGGACGTATCGTGATCTCTTCCGTGACGATGTCAAACGAGGATAGCGCGAGCGTCGACGCCGTGTTGGCGAAAAACTGTTGCTGGTGCACCTCAAATTCGATGATGAGTTTTTGCTTATACATGGCACAGAGGGGAAGGTACGGCCGTCTCACTTCGTTGGCCGAGTACTCATCCGTCACGTACTTTCGGCAAAAGAAGAATTGAAGCGGGATCATCAGGTCCGCCTTGAAATTGGCGTCGCTCGGATTAGTCTGCGTCGCATCGAACGCCAGTGACCTGTTGACTAAAAACCGGTTCGCCACCTTTTCCGATGTCTCGAGGTACAGTTCATCCCATATGACACCCCAATCACCGTGGAACACCTCGAGCTCGGTCTCGTCGGCGAAAATTCGAACCGACTTAAAAATGTGTCGACCGACCTGATCTGCAAAGTTTTCACCGTTTCCGAGCGCGGGTAATTCCATGTGAACCCACATGTTACTGAGCAAATCGCCCATGTTCTGAGTCTCGAACGTCACCTTGATCGATCTTTGACCGAAAGGCCACCCTGGTGTCGATTCCCTGGGCTTGACATTCGTGACCCTGTGGAATTTTCTGAACTCGCTGTGCTGCGACGGGTCTCGCGGGTAGAACGGTGATTCGGTGGGTGTATTCGACAAGAGGCCGGGTTCCTGTGCCCCGATGGCACTCAGCGATATGTTCGCGGCTTCACCGCTCATCTACAATGGCGCGTGAAATTTTTTGTCACGGATGTGATGCGCTCATTTTTTTACTACAAAAATTACACGAATTAACTGCGACAAACCCTATTGAGAAATTCATTGAACAAAAACGTGTAAACCACCGTCTTAATCATGAAATGCAAGATGCGAAGGACATCACCTCGGGCTGCATAGCACAGGCTGCATAGTACCACCACTTTAGCCCCGATATCCCTTGAGTGTGATCGGATCGATAGCGACGCTTGATCCGGTACATATCTGTGGGATACCCAGGACACTGCGATCAGGGAAACGATCTGTACGACGAGCTCGACGGAAATCCACATCTGTTTTGCGCGATCACTCAAAAACAGAGTACTGACAACCCAGACAAATTTCGCTAGCATCGCCATCATTAGGCTCTGCAAATTGAACACTTCGACCGATATTCTACCCCGCTGTCGCGTGAGTGCCCACATTGGATCGTCTGTGTTGAACAGGCTAAGCGTGTAGTACATACCGTCCACACAAAATACCGCAGCAAAGGCGACGGTGTACTCATCGCGCTCGGAAATCAAGGCATCCCAATTCTCCAGTACCAGTTTGAAGATGGACGGTATGACAACTATCATCATAAGAATTATGAAATTTTGTGCATGTTGACCCCTCAGTAATCTATTCATCAAGTCAAAAACAACGTCCGGTCTCGGAATCATGCGGTGCATGGTGTTTAAACCACACCAAAATGTCAAATGGATCCCACCGACGCATCGTAGTGTATATATGTCTCTCTGAGACGCGACGTGAAGTGCTGAAAGCAGGTATAAAAAGTTCGCAAGGAACGTGTTCACACAAAAACACGAAAGTGCTCGGGACCAATTCGTCGCAGGTAAGCCAAAGAAATCCATGTGCCCCATGATGCGGAAACGTTGAAGAAATCGTGGTGCGTGATCGGTAAAGATCCACTCCTGGAATACATGACAGTAGAACGACGGGAACAACCACGCTGTGCATGCGAAAATACCAACGTTGACTTTGTCCCACAGATTGCTGTTGGTGTTATGAGCGTACCAACACAAAGCACACTGAATCGGTGTCACAAATACCGCAAAATAACGGATGTAAAGAGTCTGTGTCCTTAATGTAGCCTCGGTGCTTTCGACGCGAAATCGAAGCGAGTCCAGCTCTTGTGCTACCCCTTCCAGTGCATGCGCATGCGCGCCGTTTGAGTGGTCGGTATAGGGGCGGGGATTCAAATCCATGCGCGCCTCGCTGCTCACCTGTGTTTCCGCTGTCGTTTCATCTATGCAGTCTTCTGCCGAGTCGTGCGCACGTTCCGCGGTATCGTCGCGCATGCCCATGCTCGTCCCACGCGGGTTTAACCTTCCTCGTCGCGTCGCGTAGGTCATGTCCGCCTGCGTCGATGTGTGCGTCTACGTGTGAGTGATCGACCGAGTGATCGGTTTCGCGTGACCCCACGTGAAAGTTCACGGCCGTCGGCTCTTCCGCGCGCGCGAGTGAGGCCCCCAGTGTCGACACACGCGGCACCTCGCGGACGGCCGGTCGGTCGACAACCTTATTATGTGAACAAGAAACGATATGGCATTTAGACTATATAATATGTACACGCGTTCCCGCACAAATCGTCTCCGCTCACTGTTTGTCGATACATTTTCACAAACTTTATAAATCGCAAAATTTTTCATGATAACCTTTATCGGTATCGAGTAAATACATTATGCAAAATCATATTTTTTCTAAAAAATAGTTCGCTAGGTTAATTTCGGAGATGGCGCGTGCCACACCCGCGTGTCGACACGTGAGACGACGCGAAAAGGCGCCTTCACGCGACGCGACGCGGCGCGACGCCACAGATACGCACGCGCGAACGATGAGAGACTCCTTCGATAGTCTCGAGCACTCAAATGCCGATGTCGAATCCGCTGACAAGCCGTGTGTCACCACCGAGAGTGCGCGCCGCCATGCATGCACCACGGCTGCCTGGGTCGCAGGTTTCAACTGCGTGCTTGAACTCGCGCTCACTATCGTCACCTCACAGATAACGTACAATTACGAGTACCAGATCATATGGCCTATTACGTGTATGATCGCGTCGTTCGTTCTGTGCGCGGCAACCGCACACGCGCCACCGCGCGTCGGTAGGTACGCGCGCATGGGTCACCTCTTTGTTATACTGTCTGCCATCATCGGCGCGAGCACTTCGCGTTACGCCTTGATGTCGAGCGACATGTACGTCTGCATGAGAAAGACGAACAATCAGTATCCCACGTTCGTGGACGTCGACATGACCACGGGTCAGGTCAGTCTCATCTCGGGAAAGCCCTCGTGCCATCGCACAAAAATTTTGTACGCTTTCGAGCTCGTCGCCTTTTTTTCAAGGCTCATTTCTTATGCCTTCACGTCGAGAGCTATGTAATTACAATCCTCTCAAATCGTCTAACCACATGTCACGTTCATCTTTCCCCATAATAACGTTTAATTCTCGTTTGCACGCGTCGACCTCCTGCATAAGATCACGAATAGCCTCTTCCGTGTACTGATGGGTTTTGATATCGAGTAAATATGAGAAATTTCCGTTCATCGGTGTAAACGATTTCGCCATGTCAGATTCAAGATCGGCGCGGCGGCGCTTGAATACGACGAGACGCCCCGAGACGACGTCGGCGATAAACCTCGCTTTGCTGTCGTTCAGATCGACCTTCGCGCGCAGTTCGGCCACGATGTGTGCTTTGCGACGCTGGTAACACTCCATGCGTATTTCGACAAAATCGCGGATGATTTCGAGCGGCGACGAATACTTCTTGATGCCCTGCGTGGGGTGGAAAAGGTGCATGTTGGACACCCGAAACTGTTTTTGAAGCTTCAGATCGCCGATCGGATTTTTTCCGCGGTACCCTGTGATCTTGAATCGAACGCGCTCCGTCGTCGAGTTGTTCTCGTACCCAGAGATGGCCTTCTTTTCGACGAGTCCGTCGAGAAACTCTTTGTGATCCTGCGTCCATCGACCGGGCGGTAGCTCGGTGATGGTCCCGTTCGCGTAGACCCCTTCGGTCACCCAAACGCCGTCGTCCGTCGAGTACACGCGGCCTTCAAACCCATTGAAAAATGGAATCATTGGTACCATCTCTTCGCCGCGAATGCACCGCGCAACGTTCGCGCGCACGTCTTCGGGCTTGTACGGAGGCACAAACGTGGAGAAACCTGTGCCGATGCCCTCGGTCCCATTGATCAACACCATCGGGAGTACCGGAACGAAGAAATCAGGCTCGATCGGCGTGCCATCGTCTTCGAGGTATCGAAGCACGGGGTCGTCGCGCCTATCGAAAAGCTTCCGAGCGATCGGGTCCAACTTTGTGAAGATGTATCTCGTCGCGGAAGCATCCTTACCACCCATCAACCGGGTCCCAAACTGACCGCATGCCACGAGTAATGCCACGTTGTTCGAGCCGACGAAATTGTTCGCCAAACGAACGATCGTGTCCGCGAGCGATACCTCGCCGTGGTGATAGCACGTCTTTTCAGACACGTACGCCGCGAGCTGTGCGACTTTCATCTCACCGGTAAGATTTCTCTGAAAGCACGCATGCATGACCTTGCGTTGGGACGGCTTGAACCCGTCGACGACGGACGCGATCGATCGACGTATGTCGGCCAGTGAGAAGTTGACCAAGTCTTTGTGCACGAAATCGGAGATGCTGAGCGATTGAATCTCCCCGTACGGCACTTCGAGCCCCTGAGCGCCGGTGCTCTCCAGCAACCATCTCTTTCGGTCATCGGTCTTGTTTTTGTCGAACGCGAGCACGATCGCTTCGTCTGCGCGTTCGTCGACGACGAAACGCACGGTCAACGTATCGATAGCCTTGAAGTACTCGCGCGCCTCGGCGCTCGTCGACGTTCCCAGACCCTTGTAATACTTGATTCGCCAACCGGTTTGATTTTGGTTTTGGGCGTACCACGATTTGAACGCGGTATCTGTGTAAAAGTCAACGCTCTTGCCCGCGCGCGACGCCTTGATAACGGGCGTGACGAGCGACACGACGAATCCGATATCCAGTAAAGACGGCCAGAACGCGTGGATCATGTTCAAAATGAGTCCCTTGATGTGACTTCCATCCGCGTCAGCATCAGTCATGATCATCAGCCGACCGTACCGAATTTCGTCGACGCTTTTGTACACCTTGCCCTGTTGCAATCCCAATATCTTCTTCAAGTCAGCGAACTCCTTGTTTGCGGTGAGCGCCGAGACGGACGCGTCGCGCACATTCTTGCATTTGCCACGCAAGGGAAAGACACCGTAGTGATCTCGACCAACGACAGAGAGACCGGCAACAGCCAGAGTCTTGGCCGAGTCCCCCTCTGTCAAAATCAATGTGCATTTCCCGCTCTGTTGCGTTCCCGCCTTGTTCGCGTCGTCGAGCTTCGGAATCCCCGTGATTTTACTCTTGCGTGCGTTCGACGCGTCGGATTTCGCGAGCAATTTCATGTCTTTTATTTTCGACAGTAGCATCAACTCTTCCTGAATGCCGGTCTTCAGAACGTTTTTGAAATACGTCTTTGACGGTGGTTCAAATTTAGAGCCAAATTCTGATACTTTGGACGTACACTCGCTCTTGACCTGTGACGAAAAGGCTGGATTCTCGAGCGTCGCCTTCACAAATATCCAAAACGCATTCTTCACTTGTTGAGGTTTAAGCTGAATTTTCTTTGAGAGTTCGGTGATAACACCCCCGGCGACGACCGACGCCGCGTGATCGACATGTGTTCCACCCTTCGTGGTCGAGATACCATTGACGAACGACACTTGTTCGAACGAGGAATCGGGCGAAGGACCGATCGATACCGTCCATCGATCCGTCACCACCGTCAACATTTTTTCCAAACCGGTGTGCATCTTGGCGAACTTTTCAAAGTTGAGCGCCGAAATAGCTTCCCCGCGCCATTTGATTTTGCACTGCGGCGACGTACACACAGCGGCGTCCCACGCACGTTTCCGAAACACGTCGACTATTGCGGCGTCGATCCCGTCCATGTGAAACCTTTTCCAATCCGGTGTGAACGTCACTGAGACCGATGCAGTCGCACTCGCGTACGCCTTCACGTTCGGCTCGCCACGCACGGACATGTTTTTGGTCCATTTTTGTGTGTACAAAACCTTGTTCACGGGATCCTTCACCTTGATCGCAAAGTCTTGTGAGTAGATATTCGCCAACTTCGCACCGTACCCGTTCCGACCACCAACTATTCTCTTTTGTGTATCATCGTAATTGGTTGATGTGAGGAGATGACCGAAAACAAGCTCTGGATTGTACGCGTTCTCTTTGCCGTTCTCCACGACCGCGACACCGCCCAACGGCCCGTTGTTTTCGATCGTGATCGCGCCCGTGGACGCGTCGACGTCTATCTTTATCGACGTGACGTCCTTCGGGTACAGGGAGTTGCGGTCGATGGCGTTCACCAGAACTTCATCAAATATCTTGAGCAGTGCGGGTGAATATCTAATAAGCCGTTTTTCGAACCCCGTCGCGTCCGCGTTCAATAGCCAATACTCTTCGGCCACGAGCGACGTCGAACCGACGTACGAATCGGGGCGCTTGAGCACGTGGTCGACGTGCGATAGCTTTTCGACGATCTCTTTCATCGTCACGCGTCACGTTATGGCGCGCCCCGCACGCTCTCGAGATATGTGCCGTCGTAAATAATCACAAAACGCTTGAAGCTCATTCAGTGATATCGCGCGTGAATTTATCGGTGTAAGTCGGCGTCTCCCAATTTGTATTTCCCCTAAAATTTTAGGATTGGCGTGTAGTTGAATATCATCCCTAAAACACGATCGACACACCCATCGCCCCCTCCCACGAATGACGCGGGCGTACCCTATATTATCGGCGAAATGAGTGAGTCTCAGGCGTGCATATTTCATAATTAAGAAATGTTCATAGCTATCGCTCGCTTTGATAACGATATCGGTCGGTGCGCGACAGAAAAAGCACGCACCGAGCCACTCGACGCGCATCTCGCGAAATCGCTCTAATTTATTTCACATATTTGATTAATGGTGGGTCTCACGCGGCACGCCATCCACGTCACCGCAGGCAAGCGCCCCAAGACGTATAAGGATATCAAACGTACCCTGAAACGAGACACACTGAAATGCGGCGTCGCACTGGGCGTCGTGCACACGGGACTCAACGGAATCACAGGCGGGGCGTCTTCCGTCGTCGGGACACTCGCGTCGATCGCCTATGTCGATATGTTGGGGAAATACGTCGACGAGGTCGAAGAAAACCCATTTCAAAAACAGTTATTCGCTCCCATCGGGGCGGCTGTTTTTGAAACGGTGTCTAATGGATTTCACCTGTTCCCATTTCAATTCAATTATACGGAAACGCTCATTTGTTTTCTAAGTTACAAACTTGCTTTATTTTTCATGACGTTCAATGAACTTCGTAATCGCGACGAGTGATGCTTACGCGGCGGCGGTGGACTTCGCGGTCTTGGAAGACGACTTCTTCGTCGTGGTTTTCTTCGGGGCGGCGCCCTGGGCGCATTTAGATTTGCATTCGCATGCAGGACCAGCGGGGCCAGCGGGGCCAGCGGGGCCAGCGGGACCAGCGGGACCAGGGGGACCGCGCGGACCAGCGACGCTCGACCCCTTGACCGATCCACTGAGAGCACCTCCCAATTCCTCGGCCATGCCGAGAAGAATGGCGACGAGTCTGTCCTTATCGATGCGGTTACCGTCTTGTTCTTGCTTGATCATGTCGATGATACGTTCGATGGCCATGATGTTGTGTATTGATATTAGAGAAGAAATTTTATTTAATAAAAAGAGCCATGATATTTGTCGGTCCAACACTCGCGTCGGGCATCGGTCAACATTGTCATAAATACCTCCCCCTGTTTCCTGATGCGACGTACTACCAGTTCGGTCAGGAGATTCCCGAGACGGACCACGCATTTATCTTTGTCATCCCCGTCCAATCGACGCTGGTGCACATACCCGGCATCAAGGCAAAGGCCAAAAAGGTCACGTGTATGACCGTGTGCGAGACAGATCCAGTGCACGAGGACTATGGCCTGATATGCGAACACTTTGACCGAATCGCCGTCCCGAGCGAATTCTGTCGCGACGTGCTCTCGCGCCAGTTCCCGCAGACGGAGTTCTACGTCATCCACGCACACATTCCCCAGCGTCCATACACGTTCTACCACATCGGCAATGTCGCAGATGACCGAAAACAGTTCAACTCGATCCTCGAAGCGTTCGTGCGTCTAAACAAACCCGACGCACGGCTCCTGGTCAAAGCGACGTGTAATCGACCAGTGGAAATCAAACTCCCGAACGTCGAGGTCATCAACGGTCTGGTGAGTGATCGCGACATGGATATCATCCACGGCCTGGGCGATTGCTATGTGGCATTTTCAAAGTCCGAGGGTGTCGGTATGGGCGCCGTCGAAGCCGCCGTCCGCGACAAACCCGTGATCACGACGGCGTTCGGGGGGTCGAGCGAATACATACATACACCATACATGATCGAGTGTGAACGTCAAGAGCTGGTGAAGGATGACTTTTTATTCAAGGCCGGCACCACGTGGGGCAAGCCGAATTTTGACCAACTCTTGGCGTTCATGACCGATGCCTACGAGAAACGACTACAATACATGGATCACGAACACACGAAACGACTCGTGGGGCGTCCGAACGTCTTACGAGAGTTCCTCGTTGATGTAGAATGTCGCGATGACGATGATCCCTATCAGAATTGCCCCTGATGCCATTGCGTCCTTCTGTGCGATGATGCTCATGGTCAGATCGTCGATCAGTTCGATACCCGTCGGTCTCTTCGCGATTTTAGGAACGATCACCATTATCGCGATGTATAGGGACATCGCGATGATCACGGGTCGAAGACTCTCGGCATCGAAAAGCATTTTTATTTATATTACATACACAAAATTTTAGATCGTCTCCATGCGTCGCGAGTCTTTCTTGGACGCGAAGTCCGCGTACGATGCCTTCATGCACCACACCGCGTTCGCGTACCGAATCATCTTCGTTTTCTTCGCGTCGACGGGCATGTCGTCGTAAATGAAAGATGTATATGCATCTTTCAAGCACGCTTTCCACGTCTCGTCTCGAACGATCGATCGATTACCCATCTATTTCCCTTACCTACGGATCGCCCCTTCTCTCTATACCCGTGTTACATATGCTTTTTCTTCATAATTTTCTCAAATTCCCTCAACTCATCGCTTTTCTTGTGAGCAAAGTGCATAGCCCTAAAACCAGCATTTATAAGCCGTTGATCCCTTTTCTTTTGTGCGGTGGTCGGTTGCTTCATCTTATCGAGCTTTCTGGAATATTGAGTGGACGCGCGCTGCGCCTTATCAAAACTCTCAAATAATTTAGCCTCGTCCTTTCTGAGTCGCTCATACTTTGTTATTTCGCGTTTATTCATTTTGGACAAGATTTTCTTGGGAAGTGGTACCATATTTATGTAATACACTGATAAAAAATAACCAGCAGTAATAATACATCACATGCTTTCGGTCGCCGAAATCGCCGTGTACGCGCGCCAGGCGCGACGCGACGCGATCCGACGTCGTGTCTACGAGGACGTCTACTCGCGACCGATCTTCGCCCCCGTCGAACCGATCGTACGCAACAGACGACTCGAGCTTCGGTATCGCGAACTCCTCGACGAACCGATTCACACGCGGACCGCCGCGACGTGGGATGAGTTAGACGAAATAGAAGATTCTATCATGCGCTTGGGTCAGGACCCGAGTCGATTTTGGGCGAAGGGGGGTGTTGATGACGCGTAGGCGGTGATTCGACGCGCGATAGCCTCGGCGCGCGCGCGGCCGGTATTTCCATCGCATGCGCCGGCAGCTTGTTCAGGGCTGCCGGCGCACCTTGAGTTTAAGAAAATAGATTATTCCATGCGCGATCGGTTCACGACCCGAGTCAATTTTAGAACAAAGAAACGTGTTAATGATACATCGGCGGTGATTCGACGCGCTATAGCCTCGGCGCGCGCGCGTCAATGACGAAATTTCACGCAACGCGCGTGAATTTCTTCGGAAAATGATAGATCTTTATGGGATTAAATACATGCGATCATTAAATAAAAAATCACGGGCGTTTTGGAAAAAAATGAAAAAAAGGGGTCGGCACCCCGTCGCGTCCCTTAAATAACGACGCACGCGACGCGCGCCATGGCACCTGACGCGCGCGAAGAAGAGAAACTAAAACGAGCGCGCAATAAATTCAGAGACCTTATTCGCGAATACGTCCCAAGTGAGCAGAGATTCGACCACTGTGAAACCGAGCTGCGAGCGTACCTCGATGGTATAGTTCGGAACGCGCACAAAGGGGGCCTCGACGGGGGTGGGGTCAACGAGGATCTCGTCGACCTCATCGACCAGTTCGCCGACAGTGATATCGTGGTCCATGAAGCGAGCCCGAGGCAGATGGAGAATTATTTCCGAGATCTGCTGAAACTGTTTCCCACCGCGTATGATATCATAAACGGCGCGCGGCCGCGCGATCCCGCGTCTACCCCGCACGGGCACGGGCAGAAAGGGGACCCTAGGTCGCCTATTTCGCAGCACCGATCCTCTGCTTACGGGTCACGACCCATCACTCATTCTCACGATTCACGACCCATGGTAGATCAAGGAGTAAAAAAAAGTGGGATCCGTGTCATATCCAAATTCGATCCCCGTGGCAAACGCAAATCCGAGGAGGCGCATACAGCCGATGAAGCGCACAAGGCCGCCCGCCGCGCTAATTGGAAACACGCTACCGAACAAGCGCGACCACTCAGTAACCATCGGGAAAACGCCATCTCGGCGACACACAGAGTTCGACAGGGAATTCAAATTCTTGGACCTGATGCGAATAAATCTGCACGGAAACAGGAGGAAGCTCGTCAAAGGGCTGAGAAGTGGCGTAATGATTTACAGAGAGATGCGCGTGATAAGCGTCCGATTGATCCAGGAGCTTTGAACACATTAATCCCATGTCGCGAAGCCGAGGAAGCAAAGCGCAAAGCTAAGGAAGCCGAGGAAGCAAAGCGCAAAGCTAAGGAAGCCGAGGAAGCAAAGCGCAAAGCTAAGGAAGCCGAGGAAGCAAAGCGCAAAGCTAAGGAAGCCGAGGAAGCAAAGCGCAAAGCTAAGGAAGCCGAGGTTGCACGCAAGGCTAAGGAAGCCGAGATTGCACGCAAAGCCGAGGTTGCACGCAAAGCTAAGGAAGCCGAGGAAGCAAAGCGCAAAGCTAAGGAAGCCGAGGAAGCAAAGCGAAAAGCTAAGGAAGCCGAGGAAGCAAAGCGCAAAGCTAATGAAGCCGAGGAAGAACGCACAGCAGCCGTGCGTGCCGAGGCCAAAAGTTGGGGAATAACAGTCACGACCGGGCATTATTCGGGCAAGTATAAATCACGCGAAGTGCTTGAACGAGAGATTGCCAGAGCCGAAGCCCGGAAAGCGGTAAATTCTGCCGAAAATGATGCAGCGAATGTTCTTCAGTTATTAGCGCAAAAGGTCGATTTCAGAAATCCATCGGACGTCGATGCGTATATTACTGAAGCTGCAGAACTGGGCATACGCCGCAGTGAACGAATTGCGATTTCGGGACCTAAAAAATATCAGGCCATTTGCGATGAAGAGGACGACAGCGACAGTGACGATGATATCGAAAAATGCGTCGCGTACGAATACTGTGGAAAGAATCTTCCCAAACCGGGCGAGGAACAACTGAACCGCTGCATACCGACCCCCAGGCACGAATTGAAGAAATACGCAATCACCGGTGACACACCGAAAACGGGTGCTAAATTCTGTTGGTCGTGTACACTCAAAATAAAAGGTGAATCAACCTATGATTTTGAACCACAGCTTTTGAGATATGCGTTTCCTTCGGAAACTCGTGCATACGCCGACATGGAAAACAGTGAAGAAGCTGCGATCGAATATGCAAGAGTGTGTAACATTTTGAACGTTCCCGAAGCCGAAGCCAACAACAATTGGTGGCTTGCACGCGCGAATTGGGAATCACCGGAAGGGCAGCGACACAGTGAGATACTTATGCAAGCGGCTGAATATTCCAGGAGAACGAATGGATGCATCGTATGGAACGATGTCGCGGCTCACCCAGAACTTGGTCAGTATGACTTGGGTCAACTCCGAAACAGGTACCAGCGCATGCTTAAGCTTCGGCGACGCCGAGGGGAATCCAACGTCGAAGAAGCCGCAGATGAAAACGGTGGACAAGATCCCGCCCCTGAACAAGATGAAGACACCCGCACGGACGAGCAACGTGCATTGGATGACGAGCAAACGTTACTCGGAATTTTCGAGTACGTTAAGAACAAATGGCCCGTCGAACTTGGCGATAAAATGGAACGCTTGCTGAAATGCTACAACAAAGGTGTAGATGCTTTGCCTTACATGGTCGACGTCCCGACGTTTATTCGCCCTCAAGTTATCGAATACATTAAAACGCAGGTGGGTAATATCAATTACCTATGGGATAAGCACCGACGTTTGGCGATGCTAAGTAATCAAGCGAGCCAAGGCGCAAAGCATTCTTTGCAATTTTTCGTATATCCAAAGGGTCACGCGTGGGTGGAAAAAGTAAGACAATTCGTTCTCAATCACGGGAATCCTTCTTCATCACTGGAGACGTGGCTTGCAGAGCAATACGAATACCAGAAAATTCGATTCGATAACATGAACAGGAAAGGTAAAAAACAAGCGTTTAAAACCGACGCCAATTTTCCATGGGGTATCAGGTGCTCGAAGATTCATGAGAAAGATAAACACGTTCAGAAAAATCACACCTCATGTGAAAGATGTTTCAAACAAATCGTGTGCACACTGAGAACATTGATGCAAGGGAACAGACCCACCGCCGATTGTGAGCTCACCCCCGCTGAAGAAGAGGCCAGAAAAAGGGCCGCCGAAGAAGAGGCCAGAAAAAAGGCCGCCGAAGAAGCGGTCAGGGCCGCCGAAGAAGAGGCCAGAAAAAAGGCCGCCGAAGAAGCGGCCAGGGCCGCCGAAGAAGAGGCCAAAAAAAGGGCCGCCGAAGAAGCGGCCAGGGCCGCCGAAAGGGCCAGGGCCGCCGAAAGGGCCAGGGCTGCCGAAAACGTTATGTCGCAATTTGCCATCCTGCATAAGGTTGACCCTGTTCTCGTTGCAGAAGCGGTGAGGAGTCTGCAGGCTCAACAAAACTATCCCGAATGTTCGGTCGGAACGTCAGACTCGTTCAGGACTGCTCAGGAAGATGGTCATCCGACCACTCCGCCGAATTTCGAGGAATCATCCAGGTAAAAATAACGAAACAATTTTGAAATCATACATTAATAATCACAATCAAGATGAATCGCATCGCCATCGATCTCGACGAGGTGCTCGTGCCGTTTCTCAGACCATTAGCGCAGTATCATAACCGCGAGCTCCCGGAGCGAAAACACCCATACAAATTTCGAGAAATCTTCGAGTGTTCCGAAGAAGAATCGCAGGATATGATCAAAGAGTTCTATAAATCGCCCGAGTTTCTGTTCATTCGCCCGATCGATGCATCGCAGCCCGCGATGGCCAATTTTCGTCAACACCTCGATAAGATGTACATTGTCACCGGGAGACAGGATGTAGCGCGCGAGCAGACCGAGCGATGGGTTGAGATGTATTTCCCTCAGATTTTCGACGACGTCATCCTCACGAATTCGTTCACACCGAACGAGATCGCTAAAGTGGACATTTGTCGCGCGCTATCGATCGGGTGCATCATCGACGATAGCATGGACACGTGCCTGGCGTGCCAGGATTCCGGCATGCTCGCGGTGAATTTTGTGGGTGAGAACATCTACCCGTGGTGCGAGGATTCGGGCATCGCCATGCACGGGTGGAGAGATCGAAATTTATTTTGACACTCCATACCAGAAGAGTATGCTCGTGACGATCGTTCTTATCGTTCTCGTCGCGTGCATCATCGCCGGCAATGGCAAACAGAAGCAGAAATCTTTCATTAACAAAATGATCCGCCAGAGTGCTCGATATGCGACCGCGGCGCAACAAGATGAATCCCCGCTGATCGCCGTTCTTCACGCGAATTACTCAGCGGCGTACTTTTACGCGCTCACGGATATCGCGAGTCATAGCGAGATTCACAACGCCACGGGCATAGACATTAAAAAGTTCCGAGAGCATCTTGTCCGAGTTCAAGACGACACGACTCGCAAGATCGTGGACGCGTGCCCGCAATTCAACGGGCACGTCGACTTGTTTCTCGCCACTATAGGTGGAGAGGCTTAGGTAATAGACACGTTTTAATCTCAACATATACGATGGACATCAGGCATTGTGACGGATTAGAGCTTCTCGATTCACTCGCGGACGATTCGATTGACTTAATATTGACCGATCCACCGTATATAATAAGTCACGATTCCCATCGAAACGACCTGAACAAGGCCATTGCGCGCGGGGACGACATGTCCAAGACGGAAGACGAATGGATCGAGTGGCGTCGGACGAACCCACACGTCGAAGTACCGAACATGAAAGAAAAATTCCTTCGTTTCGGATCCCCGTACGGAAGAAAATTCGCACAGTCGACGTCGTACGGGTCGTGGGACGAGGGCTTTACGCTCGGTGCATTGGATGAATTCATTGGTCGCTTCTATAAAAAATTACGCACGGGCGGTACAGTCATCGTGTGGTTTGATATATGGAAGATATCTGTTTTGAAGGAAATGCTCGAGAAGCACGGGTTCAAACAGATACGTTTCATCGAATGGGTAAAGACGAATCCACAGCCACTGAACGCGTCCCAGAATTATCTCCCGAACGCACGTGAAATAGCACTCACGGCAGTGAAAAAGGGTAAACCAACGTTTCACGGTCGATACGATGATGGCATCTACAGACAGCCCGTGCAGGTCGGCAAAATTAGAAAACACCCCACACAGAAAAGTCTGGCGATGTTTGAGGATATCGTGCGCAAGCACTCGAACGAGGGTGACCTCGTGGTCGACCCTTTCCTCGGCGGTGGTACGACTGCGTTCGCCGCGAAAAACACGGGTCGCAGGTTCATCGGTAGCGAGCTGTGCTTAGAGTACGTGCGCCACGCTCGGGAAATATTAAAATAAGCGTTTTACATAAATGGCGTCGATCGTTCTCGTGTGCCCCCCGGTGATAATCACTGATAAACGCGGGCCCGTATTGACGGCTCAAACATGCAGGGTCGCATATATCAAGCCCTTATCGAGCACTACGTACGAAATCGAAATCATGGACGCCCCGCCTATTAGCATAGAAACAAAAACTTCGGAATTTCAGTGAATTACATTTATTTATTAGCGCTGCCTGTAAACGTTTAAAGCGGAGACTCTCCATTCCATCCCCCCGCCCATGCCCTTAGTCTGGTCATCATTGAGATCGGTCCTGATGATGAGGTTTTTTTTCATGCCCTCCGATGCCGACTTGAGAACGTAGCCATTCAACCGTACATTGTTTCGTTTCGAATTCTTGAACCATACTCTCTCACCTCGGCGAAATTCCGTTGCCGAGAACGTCGCCGATGGTCTCTCGGCGATTCGGTCCCGAACCACGCGGCATTCTGCCACGGAGAGTTCAGAGATGAACTTTGTAAAGAACTGTGCGCGTTCATCGCTCGAATACGTTCGCAGCGTCGCGAGTGTTTCGGTGGCGAAAGTTTCAGCGCTTTTTGCTTCTTCTTGTTGTTCCTCTTCGTCATCGGTGACCATGTCATACACCTGCTCCGGTTCCGGTTCATGTTCCGGACTGGGGTCGGAATCCGAGTCCGATTGTCTCGGACGCTTTTGACCGACTTCGACGATTGCCGTTTGCTCGCATCCCGACTGTGTCACCATGGATGTTTGCTTCTTCATTTCGGCCAGGATCAGATCGAGTTTTTCACACACCGGCTTGGACACGTGTTCATACACTGTAAACATAAATTGGGGCGATGGTAACGTAGTCATGTTTCGCGCGTCGTTTTGTGTGGTCATGGCTGACCATGTTCTGGAGCTCACGTGTGCACGCTGACTTACGTGAAATTTCATGCACCTGGGTCGCGAAATTTCACGGAACCTCCCGTGATTCCAAAAATGACACATGAGCGATAACCGGTTGTCACAATTCGACGCGAAGCGAATCAATGACCGTCCCACGAGAAGATCCAGCGCAGAAAGGACGTGCAATCATGAAGACGTCCCTGCCCCCTCGCAAACTTTCCTACGAAATCACTGAGAAAGACGCTGCACGCGTGAAACAACTCGTCTGGCATGCATCTTCAAAACAGCCTGAGAATCGTGAGAAACGAATCGACAATTGGTCTGATGACGATAAGCAGCTATTTGTCAATGTGTCGGACCGAGCATGTAGCTGGGGGAAATTCGTCATCGATAAAGTCCTGGACCCACTCGACATGGACGAAATACACAGCCTTCTGCGCCAATTTTACCACAGCTACCGGGAATCACCCACCATGTTCATCAAGTGGTTCTCTGCTGAAAAATCGTTCAAGGCCATGAGCACGTGTGTGTCAGAGGGTGAATTGATGTCGTTTATGAATGACGTGTTTGGTGGTCGCGATAAGTGGCTTAATAAGCTTTTAACATCAAACAAGGACACTGTCAGAGAAGCCTTTCGGTCACCTGACATGTTTGCAGTGTCTTTTCCGGAAAGTGTTATACCCTTGAACCGCATGGAACTCTCTCTCGTGCACATATGGTCAAAAGTTCTGAACACGGATCTCGATATCGCCCAAAACTCAAAACTCTTTGATTTAATGGTCCATAGCGCACGACATTACCTCAAAATGGGGGGCTTGACCGCGCAAATGGTACAGGACGTAGTAATAACGTACGTCTCAAGACGCGGTGACTCAGACTCAGACATGCTCACATCCATATACTCGGAACCTGCGCTAACACCAGACTCTGATTCGTGGACCAAATTGATTTTTGGACGACTGGACGGTTGGATGTGCAATAGATGTTTCGACGATTGGCGAGACGCGGACGAAGATGAATGTGACATCTACGAGATTTCGTTTTGCACTGAGTGCTGCGATTTTTACGAGGCAGCGGGTACGAGCTGTACGTGTGTAAATTTACTGCACCCTCGGCTGTGTAAATTTCTCATGAAAAAGGGGGTCCAAATCCCCGAAGAGTTCTGGGAGCGGTGTGCGTACCATAATTTATGGCACTTTGCGCATTATCTACACACGTATCGTCCGGAATCATTCCGGCTGAACATTCCGATCGATGCATTTAAGAAAGCACTGCGCTACGACAGAATTGGCTTCGCAAAATTCCTCGTACAGTACAAATACTTTTCACTGTCTGACGTACCCCGAAACGCGCAGATTTCAACGAAGATGCGCGAGATGTTGGGCGTGGGCACCAAGAAACAAAGGCGCGATGAGATCATGACTGCACAATCGGTTCTTGATGAGTTTAAACAAGATATGCCTGAAAACACATATCTCGAGCTGTGCAAACGATATAAAGACTGTTTTGATTAATAATAATGTACTACTATCACGCGTATTGTACGGGAGCCATGGGAGCGACGCGCGCGTTCGATTTACTCACCCACATCGCGTAGCCGACGAAGAGTGCGGCGAGCACGGCGACGAGCGCACCGAACGGGAGCTTACGGTTCGCGCGCTCCTCTTCCTCTTTATCGGGGAGCCTCGATACACTCGCGTTGAGCGCGTCGAGCTTTGTCATGAGCGTGTACAAGGCCTCGAGTATGCGCGCGTTGGGATCCTTTGGCTTTTGCTTGACGTTGATCGTCGTCACCTCGAGAACCATGTGCCATCTCGCATCAGGCTGAAGCGGGACGTAATCTCCATCGTCCTGCATTTCATTGATTTGAAAATTCATCTTTTTGATGTTGATTGGATTGAACAGTGTCTTTTTTCTATTAAATTGTTTGAACTGCTTATCTCGGAGGACCAATCCACTGCTCCCACCAAAATGACGTTCGAGGGGCACGCGCGCGAGTACCATGCCATTCCTTTCGTCCAGGAGCTGTGCTATTTTAGGCACGGTATCTGAAATGATATCCACGTACTTTGCGACGTTCGTGTTATTCGTCGACGTGTTCTCGCCCACCTGTGTGATGTAAAAATCGGCGACGGATAAGCCTATGACCCTCGACATCCCCTCGAAATGGATATTGCTCTTCATGTCGAAGTTGACTGAAAATGCATTATTGCTCCCATCTACATATTCTGAGTCCACGATGACGTATTGTATCTTTTGTGGTAAATCTTCTAGGGATAAAAGCATATCTATGATACCCTTAGAAAAATAAAGCCAGGGTATTACAACGCGACGCGCGATGCCGTGGTGGTTCAGGTGGTTCAGCGATTTGTCGAACTCGAACGACGCGATAGCGGAGACCACCGTCGTTTACCTGATGAACGCGCTTAAGAAATAAACTCTAGCACCTTGTAAGATGCCGTCGATAATCGATTACATACTTGATCTTTTCTTGGACGGTGGTGATCGCGACACCGAGCGAGAAAATATCCCAGTCCCAAAAATTGGGATGCAAATTATCAGAGCGACGAACGAGGCGGATGAAGCGGTGTTCCTGGAGGCGTCACTCACAGACCTTGCACCCGTGACGACGCCTCGAACGTCATGGTACTTCGACTGGTGAGCGCGATGCGCGAGCTATCCGAGCTTCTTTCCAGCATAAACGCCGACATAAAGGATGCGATCGAGTGTAACAGCGACCCCGCGGTGATCGAACTGCTTCAACACGAGCGCGAGTATCTTATCTCTCAGTGCACGGAAACGTCGCCCGACACCACCTCAGGTTGACGTTAGAGAACGTGTATTCGAACGCGAGGTGAATCAAGGCCCCCGATGCGATCAGCGCGGGAACGACGGGCGTCGACGCACCCGCCACCGAGCGCACGATCGTGTACGCGATCACGTTGAGTAGACCAATAAATATAGCCTCGATAAATACAATAAAAAACCTTCTCGATGTCATCATTTCTATTATCTTCCGAGATAAGATTTCATTTCAACGTGAACGCGCCATTTTGACGCGCGCGCCCATGTCTTACGTCGACGACATACGGAATGCCGACCCCGTGGCGACTGTTCGAGAGTTCATGGCTCGCGTGTACGACGAGAAGAACTCCCTTCCGAACGACCTTTTCGCGTGGCTTTCGGCCTTCGCTCAGGTTCAGCACGACCGGCTCCACGCGGACTCCCAAAATGATCACTTCACGATGCAGAATAAGGTGTCCCTGGCTATAGAATTCTCGAGCACGATGATCGAGAAGATTCTCTTGACGCCCGAAGCCGATGCGCGTTTAAAGGAGTGCGCCATTAACGTCAGAGGCTCGGACAGTCCTCGAGCGCTCCTGGGTTTCGGCCTGGCAGCGACATGTCACATCATTATCGATTTGACCACAAAACGAGATAACATCGAAAATGTTATGTCAGATCTCAAGCGAATGCAAGATAGGGTTCGGGTGTCTCGCGTGACGAGAAATCAAGCTATTAAATTCAGGTGTGAAGAATTGAATATTTCGTACAATTTTTTTAGACATTCAAACATGAGCGTGGCACAAATCCTACACAGCGGGGAGGATGAGGCACAATTTTACCGCGACTATCTACAATGGATGCGCGCCGAGGCGGCCGAAAAACATAAGGTGTTTTGTCGCGAACGTTTACGCGTTCACGAAGAGATTAAGAGAAAAAGAGCCACCTCCTATTTATTACACGAATCGCTCGCATATTTACAACAATGTAACGCCTTAGAGAGAATGTGATACGAATATGGAGATGACTCCAAAGACTAGCTACATCGCCTGGGATACTGAAACGACCGGTAAATATGAAGACGGCGCGCTCGACATCGACGCGCCGCACATCGTTCAGATTGCCGCGGTCAAGTATCGCAACGACAAGGAAGTTGACTCACTCGTGCTCATCATACGTCTTCCCGACGGCGTGCACTCAACGGAGGGTGCGGTCGCCGTTCACGGAATAACCGACGAATACGTCGCCCGGAATGGCATTCCGTTCGACGCCGCGTGGGAGAAATTCCAGTCGTTTGTGAGCGACGACGTCACCATGGTCGCACATAACAACAAGTTCGACGAGGCCGTTCTTCGCGCGAACCTAAAACGGTTCAAACACGGCGACGAATTCTTCAAGACCAAGACCATGGAGTGCACGCTGAAACTGCGCCGTCAAAAGCAGTTCTGTGACGGTAAACTGTCTCAGATATACGAAGAGTTCTTTAACACGCCTCTCGAGGATGCACACGACGCTCTCGTGGACTCTCGGGCAGTCGGTGTGATTTATCCAATCCTGAGGGACTACTCCTACGTACACAGAGATGTCGGGATCAAAGAAGTGTGCATAAACGCGAGCGACGTCGATGTCGCGTGCGCGAACTTTTATGGCAGAAGCATGGCTGACAAGCTCGTCAACAGCCTCTGGCGCAAATACGACCCGGGTACTTTCCAAGGGGACCGAGACGACGATATCTTATCGAGGTACGCGTCAGTCATCGACGAAATCACGCGCGACACGTCTGAAAAACCATCTCAGTGCGTGAAACGTCCACAGTATTCCCACCTTTCGGCCTATGAAAGGTACATCATACACAGTCACGTGACTCTTCAGCGATGGAAGCGTCTACCAAAAGTCAAATTTCCCGGCATCGTCGAGAACACGAGGATGTTTCGAATGTATTTGTGTACGATCGAAACCACTCGATATTACATCACGGGGCGACCATACGCTCTCGTTCACGAGGGTGGTCGAATCAAGATGGTGTGGCCCAAATATAGAACTCAGGGATTCGAAGGGGCTCGTGACAGCGAACTGCTCACCGCACAGGTGTATATGAAAATGATCGGCAACTGCGACGAAGTGCGCATCATAGAGATATTCGACGGTCATCATCGCGCACTGACACCGATCAAGCAGAGCTTAGAGCGATGGGAAGAGATCAAGACAGGTGTCAAACATTTTGCGTCATACTTCCACAACAAACTTTCCCTCGCATCCACCCGGTGAGGCAACCGTGTTTGTGACAGAGAGTTTGCGCGACGATCTCTTCCGTATAAGTGAGCGATGTCAGCGCGAGGGCATTGAGTTCGCGGGACACGTCCAATGGAATGGTTTTGATTTCAGCATACCCACGTGTTACACTAATAATCGACGCGGGGACGTGGTGGTCCCACCTGAATGTCTACACGATAGACACGTGGTCTATCACACACACCCCTCGCCCGCGTCGGGTTTGTTTTCCCTACCGAGCGCGCGGGACTTTCAAGTGTTCGTAGAGGCGTACCCACACATTCAAACGCACTTCATACTCGAACGTCACGGTTTCATTCGGGTCACGTTTGACTGGACACCCTATAATAAACCTGACCCAAACGAAATGTTTACCCGGTTGACGCAGTTTTTGAGTGACCACGGTGTTAACGAACGCATAGTCGACATAGATGGCTTTGCTTTTTACAAGTCCAGCGTTGATGAGTGGAGATACGTGATCAATGAGCACGTGTCGTCATTTACTCATCACTGCTTCGGCCTTAGATTGTGTTTTATTTCATGGGATGAGCCTTTAGAGGCCTCGCCCTTTTATCTCAAATCAACAAGTAACATGATGATACCATAAAATGATAGCAAATATGTAAAACCTTATCTATACCTTATCTGCGAGGAAAACGTTATCGATATCGATACCTCACAACTGCACGCGCCATGCCGAGTGACGCCGACGCCGACGCCGACGCGGTGATACGCTTTAGCAACGATGTCCGCAAAGCGAGTGAACTGATGAGCTCGATTGAATCTGTCAAATCCGACCTCGCGGGGATCTATCAGATGGTCCGTGGCCTAGTCGCGAAGGTAGGCGAAGGGGGGCATGCGCCAGTGTCACGTGCGGAGACGCGCGGAGACGAACCTCCTCCGACGATCACCGACGTACCCCAGACGCCCCACAGTCGGACGGTGCAACTGTGCGGTGCTGAAATCAAAAGCTCCGCCGCACAAGGCGTTGCGAAGACGTGTCAGCAACCCGCGAAGTACGACGAGGACGGTCAGCTCGCGAGCGTGTCAGGGAAACCTGCTGTGTACTGTGGAAAACACAGACCAAACAAGCCACCGAGAAAGGACAAGGGCAAAAAGAGAGACGTGGAGAACGCGACGACGGAAACGACGACGGGCTCCGATGACTCCGATGGCGGCGGTGGCTCCAAACGCGCCCGTGGGAATGAGCCGCCCACCGGGACTGTCCAGAAGGTGCCACGTGTGGACTCCTCACTCGGAAAAGAATACATGAATGTATTGGAGCCGGGGTCTCATGAAGTTTCTTATACTATGATCGAGACGGGCGGAAGCGCAACGGACGAAGCGACGGCTACTTCACCGACCCGACCGAAAAGAGTGAAAGATCCATTGGTGATGGCCTTTGACTCTCCCACGTTGAACGGGGAAATTTTACAAGGAGATCGTGAGGCACCACGTGATTTTGAGTTCAATGAGCTTCAACAAACGTTGGAACAAACTCGTTATGGCTCCCCCTCGCTGGGACCCATTGTAGACCCACTTCTCGGGGTCTTTAATCCATGGGAAGCACAAGGGTAAATAAACAATCGCACGCACGCACGCACGCACGCTGTAATGAATAAAATGTCACCATCATAATATGCTACGCCACGCGGCCTTGAATTCAGAACTATCACGCGTCATCCAGCGAATAAGTAATCGAGGCGAGAGAGTCATCATAGACTACGCTCGTGAAAACGTAAACGCGCGCGAGGCTCCGATGATCAGAAACATCACCGAGACCATGGTGAGCGCAATGCCACCCGGGTCTATGTGTGCGCTCAAACTCACGAGCTTTGGGAGTGAACAGTCCCCTGAACGCGCCTGCGAACACGCGTCACACATAATCGACGTCGCCAAAGATAAACGAATCCGCGTGTGCCTGGACGCCGAGGATGTTTTGTACCCCGAGGCATGCTACGAACTCATGCGCCGACATAACACGGTTGACGTTCCACACGTCTATAATACGTATCAAATGTACAGAAGGGACGGTCTCGTAGACATGTGTCGCGACGCGGATAGTGCAAAGAGGGACGGCTTTATGATAGGACTAAAACTCGTGAGGGGTGCATACTTGCGGCGTCAGAGAGGGCTATTTGGTAATAAATCCGAGACAGACACCCAATTCGACGATGCCGTGCGTCGAGCGTTGACGACGCCGCACGCACACACCATTCTCGCCACACACAACGAGTCCTCTCTCGCGCTCGCGTCCGAGTACGACCGTCGGACCTACGTCATCGCACAGCTCATGGGCTTCGGGCGACCGCTAGGGTCGTCTGATTACAGGTACGTCCCATATGGAACCTTTTACGAATTATTTCCATACTTACTGCGTCGATTAAGGGAACGAATGTCGTGGGAGTAGATATATTTTTTATTAAAACGAAAAGGACTCCCCCTCGCGCGGAACGTGATCCGTGTCGTCACTTCGTGCCGCCACGTTCGATGGGTGGCGCAACGACGTGCAGCGCGCCGCACCGCAAGGCGTTAGAACTGATAGTTGAAGGCACGGGCGCCGCTGACGTGCATGCTCCTTCCCTCGCGCGGGCGTCTCGGACGACGACGACCTCACCAGGCGTCGAGACTCCTTCCTGGATAGTAGATGCATCGCGCGAGGGTTGCCTGGCGTGTTTGAGATACGCGAACGAAAACCGCATATTCGCCACGTTAGGCGAGCATCAGCTTATAGACGCGTGTGAAGTGGCCGCGGAGCATGGCAATTGGGAGTGTGTGAAATACTTCGCCGAGAACGCCTGTCGATACTCAAAAATGTGTGGGGAGGATATCATGATTTTTTCGCCGACGAACGCCCGTGTCGTGGCGGCAGCAGTGGGAAACCTCGAGATGTTGAAATATTTACACGATGATGGGTGCTTTTGGGATGAACATGCAGTCATAGCCGCGATTCTGAACGGTGATCTCGAGTCTTTAAAATACTTACTGCATGCCGATGATGGTGATCCCGACTGGTGTGCCCTCAGCGACCTGGAGGGTGTTCTTTATGAAATTATTGATTTCAATTGGAAATGGGACACTGATAGATGCGGGCCTGATCAGCTCAAATGTCTAGAATGCCTGCTTGAGAAATACATTTTGGATGGGCTCGACAATTACCTTGATTTCATACGGAAGTGCGAACGCGGATGCCCGATCAAATTGGCCATGGCGGCTCTCGACGAGGTGAAAGAGGGCATGTCCGATGGCCCTTATAAGACGATCGCCGACGGGCTCATGTACGCGTACCGCAGAAATGATGTATAATTTTTTTATTAAAACGAAAAGGGCGATTTCTTATCTTCCCATACGTTATCTGTCAAGTAACGTTGTGATGGGGCACTTTAGTTGATCTGTCGGGTACAGAATCCAGCACATCGTATCCAAGGGGTGCTCCTCGAGGGACCACCCGGACCTTCGGATGAACTTATATATCTTCTCGACGCTCGGGTCTCCTTCCTCGGGCTCTTCACACTCGGTGATGAAATCGCCTTCGTAATTGAAGACGAGAGCGTTTTCAATCAAATCCTCGACCAGTTCTGGGTCGATATCTTCTAGTTCTTCGTCGTCATTGTGAGTAAAGTGATACTTTTTCACGAGTATTTCGGTGAGTTCGCTGGCGGAGAGTTTCGGCATTGCGTGCGTGCGTCGTGAAATGACGCCACCGCACGCGCGCACCGCCATTTCGATCGGATCGACGACTCGCGTGAAATTTCACAGATATCCGCGTTCGTAATAAAAAATAATGTCGACACCCACACTGACCTCATAATTCGACGCAAAAAAAACGATGGAGGCCGCGCTCGAAAAGTTTGCCGAGGCGTCTAGGATGCTCACCCAAGAGCTCCTGCGGCGAAACATGGACACGGAACGTAAATTACTCGAGCTTTACGAGGAAGTGCGGGCACTGAAGGATGGATCGCCTTTCGAGACACCTGTTAAGCGACACGTGTCTGAAAGCCCGCCCGTGAAGGCACCCACTACTAGAGACAAAAACGACGACCGACGCATGCGCGGGTGGAAACGAGCGAACCGAGACCAGGACGAGTGGCTCTGCGACGACAGGGAAACACAGAGGGCGCGATCGTTATCGCCCGCGAGCGAGCTACGCGAGGCGAAGGCCATCGTCGCGGCGGGGGGCACGCACTCGATTCCCACCTTCGACGACCCCGATTTCGCTGACACACAGGAATTACGCGAGATAGGTCTCCCTAAACCTAAATATAGCTTGATGTAACGTGATCTCGTCACACACCGACGCGCGAAGATAGATGAACCCCTCCCTCCCCGTCGGTCGAAACTCACTCGTCGCGTGGCCGACACGCGTTCGAAAGAGGGCGCCCATCGCGCCGTTCGGACCTTTCAACTGTCCGTTTCGAGAACACACCCTGTTTATGCTTTCGAACGCGCAGGCTTCTGAGTATTTTTTGGTCGAGGCGGAAGTCACGCCCAGGTGTGGAGAACTCATGGACATACCACACGCGCACTCGTTTCTCGTCCACTGGGCGACAAACACGGTTCGCGATCTGAGCAACGGCGTGGATTGCTCGTGTCCACTGGCCGACTACTACTGGCTCGCGCGAATCTCGCCCACGGAACCTAACAAGCACCACGCGTACACCCTGAACGAGACGTGCGACGCGCTCGTGAAATATAAGAGATTTCCTCCATGGCAAATCCAATCTACCATCGTCGAGGTAGTATGAATTTACTCACCCGCCGTCCAACTGGCGCTGTGTTTCATGCGCGCAAACCTATCATACACAACCTTGAACAAGTAGGTAAACATATTATATATATATCATGACATTATTTTATCTATTTTTGGTTATTGAGGCGAGCCGAAGAATATTTATTCGAGCAGGGTTTAGATAGCGGTACGGTGACCGCGCGCGCATGCGCCACTCTCCGCCGCCAACGCACCCACAATGGTCGGTGAGTTCGAGGAACGGTTTCAAAGGAACGTCGCCATCAGCGACGCACTGACCGCACTCTTTATGTTCTTCGCGTGCACTATTTACCTCGCATCGGAGTTTTCCCGAGTGCTACTTTGACCTAACCCTCGCCACTCCCCGCCGCGCGAAATTTTACGCGGTCGCGCGGTCGACACAAGGACGGGTCGGGGACGACGGGGGTCGTCACTTTCCGACGCACCATGAGCGACGACGCGACTCCGCGAGACGTCCCCGCGGAGGAGGGGGCGTGCATGCCGCGAAGCGAGCATGCAAAATCCTGGAGAACCGCTCGCGGATTGCCATGCGCGGGAGGTGCACCACGAAGAAACGCGACAGCAGGCGAACCCCACCAGAAACTGTGAAATAAAATCTCAGCTACATTACGAGAAAAACGCGCGATCCCCAGGGCGGCAGCATTTCCCCAAGGAATGGGCCCCGTCATTCCCGTCTCATCCTCAGTGCCCCGATCTCGTCGGACTGTCCAGGGTTT